TTTCTGAACTTGATTACTGCGTTCTCGATCTGAATATTGTTTACCTTAGCCATAATATAGGCCCTCCTTAAAATATAAAAATTTATTTATAACTGCTCAATTAGAACAGTTATTGATAGAAAAAAAAGAAAGAATAGTATAGACGGAATTGAACCGCCAATCTTCCGCGGGTAAGCGGACGTGTTCACCATTAACACCTTATACTACCCTATCATTATAGGAACTGTTTAGTTTGCGAGATTATGTATATCAGACATACCTAAACTTATATCCCATCGTATGGCGTCTGGCGCCGATTAAACATTTATGGATATTAGATTGTTGACAACCAAGTACCCTAGCAGCTTCCGTACCACTTCGAAACCAGTGCTCTGATCCGTCAGGATAAGTGGCTATAATAACTTTAGCAAAGGATTCGCCCATTTTTAGAGACCGGCTACCGTACGTGTTATTATAACGAGCATCGCACCATTCTAGATTATCGCTTCTATTATTATATGGATCTTCATCCTTATGGTTAATGCATTTATAGCAGTTCGGATTTGGAACGAACGCAACTGCTACAAGACGATGGACGTACTCGGTTTTCGAAAAGGATCCTAGACGAATATGAACTTGAAGATATCCGCTTGTAGATTTTGTATTTCTTAAAACATGATACGAATCGTATTTTCCAAAGTTATATCTACAACTTCTTACTCGACCGTAATTACTAACCTGATACCCATCATATTTAGTATTTACCCATACTTCACATTCTTTCTCGCGAAATATCAAAAAGAGTCAGACTCTCCAATAAACTCATTAACATCGCCAAACTTATTGATTTCAGCGATTGCATCGTCGACCAGCGCTCGATAATATCGTTTATCAACAAGGCGGTCATAATCATCGTTTTTGATCAACTCGGACTCAAGCCATCGATAGCCTTTTGTTCCGGTGACAGAATCGTATTTAATAATCGAAACTGATTCACCATCGACGTCCTTAATAGCTGAAGCGGTACGATAAAGCCAGCCTCCTCCAGCCCCTTGAACTACTGGAACAAACTCTCCAACACGCCCTACATACCGATAAGCATGCTCATCCTCGGATAACTGTTCATTGCAGTCTAACACTAGATCGGTTTTTGCCGACTTAGTAACGCATAGATCCTTGAATGTAATAGGCTCGTGAGAGAACAGGGTTTTGAAAATGTATGGGTCTTGGAAGCGTGCGCCAGTAGCAGTCCATTGACCGCCATGGTCAGCATTATCACCTGGTATAGTACCATAAATAGATTGGCACCGATCTGGCGTCATGTATTTTGCTATATAGATAGCATCGTTAGTAAGACACATGCGATCGTATACCGCTTCAAGCTCAAAATGATAACCATACTTTTCCGCAAAGTTCATAACAAACTCTACTATAATAGGATCAGCATCTGCTATTTTGATAGAGTCAGTCTTTATATGCACGACCTTATAGCCTTTAGATTCAACGGCCTCTTTGAGGTCGACGAAGAACAAAGCTCCTCGCTTAGCTACAATATTATCGATATTCCTTGGATCTCGAAAACGATTATCATAACTAGCCGATGTAAGACCATACACACTATTAATAGCTGTCTTTAAAGCATTAGATAAGTCCTTAGGATTAACACGGCCCGACTGTATAAGGTCTACATATCGTGAGAGCTTGCCGTCTAGTATAGAAGACATCTTATCCCAGTCTTTATGCTTAATATAAACACGGGCCAAAACAAGCTGATAATAAATCTCAGTATATTTTGGGCCAAACAAGCATTCTGCAACGGCCGAATGAGGATGACAAGAGGTTAGGTCGATAAGTGCCACATTATAGTGAATGCCAGGGACAGATCTTACAAGGCCACCGTTCTTAGTATCCTCACCTTTATACATGCTTTTTCCATGATCAAAAGTATATCCCTCAAAGTAAGGGAGTATAGATCTTGCCGAACCGAACGAATTTTTAACCATGTTTGGACAATACTTGTGGTAAAAATCCATAATCTCTGGTTCAACAGTCATTACTGGTTTCGAAAGATCTCGATATCTAAATTGACCTTGCGGATGCATATCATTCCCGAATATAAGCTTGGCAGTAAGTTGATTAGTTGTGTTATTGGCAGTGCCTCCAGAAATATCAGCAAGGATAACGCGTGCCATATAATCTCCACGAAGATGATCGAACAGCGCTTCGGTACTAATGACATCATTAACACAATAATCGGCGACCTCTTGCCATTTATCTTCATCGATGGGACTATTCCAATCGTAACTTAACTCTAAGTGATGAATATCAAGTTTGATTTCCCACTTTTTAAGACTCATCTTATTACCTGCAGACGCAAAGTCATATATGTCTGTATACGACATGTTATAAGCTTCTCTAAACGAAGCATTCTTAGACTCGTTATTAACTATGCGTTTGCTAAGGTTATACAGCTCGGCGTTTGTATATCCAAGCATACGAGCATAAAGGATGTGATTGTCATAGCTACGATTATTGAAACCGATGAGACTATATTGGCATAATGATTTAATCTGTGACGGAGTGGGATTTATCCACACAACGGGCTTATTTTCGACACCCTTTAATTTCCATACTACAACAAATAGATTAGGAAAAACCTCAACGTCAAAAAATACAAATCTAGACTCATCAGGATCGACGCTATTGCTGCTAAGATGCTCAGAATCTCCGCCAACAGTAGCCGCTTCGAGTTTCTCATTAACACCCGCATCATCGCCTTCGTCTTTATCCTCAGACTTAAACTTCATCTGGTTAACAACCTTTAAACACCGAAGACTCTGATTACTGGCCTGCGCTGCAAACGACATGACCGCTGGACGCATGTCACTAACGTCATACTCGGAACCACTATCATAAGCATCCTTTAACGCCTTGGCAATGAAATCGATACTCGAGCTAGTGTCAGCATGATACTCCTTCTTGAGATTTCGAAGTATCACTGTTCTAAGTCCCTTTTCGGTTAATACCACTTGCTGATTTATCACTTTGTCAGCATCCTCCTTTAACGGTAACCCGCTATTAATATTTGAAATATCAAGATTATTGCACAGTGTAAGCTTTCGTCTAAGACTGCTGCCACCAGTAAACACTTTAATCTCAATATTATCATCATAGATACTACTAAGTCGTTCGGGATCACCGCCCGTATAAATATAATGCAGATGAACGCCATTACCAGACTTGCTAACTTCAGCATATGTCGGCGGAAACTTAGCGGCCGCTGCAAGATTGAGTTCCAGTGATTTCTTTTTATCTTTATCCTTGAGATCGAAGTCGATGACTATATGATTAACTGGAACCTTAACAAAATGAACTTCAGTCTGATCTATCTTATCAAGGGTAGATTTTGTATTCTCCCACTTATAGCACGGCACCTCGTTACCATAAGCTATACGACTTCGCTGTGCTGGACAACCTTTACACTGAATATAAAACTTGTTATCTACGTCAGCTCCAAAATCAGTATATGGTTTCAAATCCAGCCAGTCTGGAAGGTTCGGCGTCAAAACTGGTGTCGCACATGCTGACCCATTAAATTGATCAGCTTTGGCCAAAGGCATGATATCGTCGCTATCAGAGAAAAATTTGTCATCTCTAAATTTTACATATACGTTGGAGCATACGACATCATCAATTCGCATCTTTTCGTAAAATTCTTCAAAGTATTCTTTAGCTTCTACCTTGAACTTCTTTTTAGTAAGAGGATATGGTATGTTAGCATCAACACAGTATTTCTTATACTCTTCCCATAAATAGGAAAGACTAATACGATCAGTGTCCTTTAAATCATGCCATTTCTCTTCAAAAAAGTTAAAAGTATCGTTCGTTTCGCCCATCATTAATGTCGGTACATAATTATCATACAAGTGTCTATTATTTTTATAAAACTCTAAACATTTATAAGCAATTGCACCGTATTCGAACTTGACATTATTAACCACCTCGCGATATCTATCTATACTAAGTTTCTCGCCAGTTGGATGAATATCAATAAGACGTCTAATTAAACCGGACTTTGCGTCAGTAATCTTGATCGGATTATTAGTACCTATAATTGGAATAGCATTGAATCGTGCATAATATGTGGTTCTAAATTTTTCATTAACGGCAAGATACTCATGTGAAATCAAACTATTAAGTGTGGTATTCTTTTCGATCCTACTGAGATCAGCATCGTGTTCAATAGCAAGTACCGGGAAATTACGAAAAACTTCCAGGCAGTGAATCTGATTACTAGAACCGAGTGCCTCAGCGCTGAATATGGTATAATACCCATTGAACATATTAGCGATAATATCAAGCACTGTTGATTTACCGGATCCCGGAGCACCATATAAAGCGAAGAACTTCTGTATGCTTCCGGTCTCTCCAGAAGCCACCGCGCCAATCAACCATTCCAGTTTGAGTCGCTCGTCAGAATATAAAACGTCCATGAGCTCGTCCCAATAAGGTGTGGGATTCTTCTCCAATGAATAAGGAAGTCTAAACGACGCATAATCTGTCTTCTTGATTTCAGAATCGGCAAACATTACCTTGTTGTTTAGCGGAACAAAATTATCAGCACACTGCTTGGTGCAATACTTAACAAATCGATCAAGAGCACCGTTGGATGTAGTCACTAAATATTGCACGTTAAAAGGGGCAGAATCTTTAACATGCTCGTAGTATTCTCGCAACTCTTTATCGATCAGCCTGACTGCAGAATATATATCAGTTTTCCAAAGACCTGCCTCTTCGTCCCATATAGCATAAAAGCCGCTACCTTTAATCATTAGGTCTTTTGACGGTTTAGAATCAAACTCGGCCTCAATTGTACTCGGTTTGTTCTTACCATTATTTTTAGTAACAATGTGCATGAAATCTAATGACATGTTATTGTCCTCCTTAAAATATAAAAGATCTCAGAATAAATAGGAGTTAAATCGTGTTGAAAAAAATCGTTGAAAAAAAGATTTTCAACTTTATATTATAATTAACATTTTTATATATTAGCCTATTAATATTATTTTTTTTTTCATTTTTTCAACATTTAAAGAAAAATAATAAAGAAATGGCTATATATAGCCATTTTTCGATGTTGAACTTTTGTTGAACTTTTGAAAAATGTTGAACTTTTTTTTCAACATTAGCCTATAACCCCTAAGTCACCACATTTTCTTGTTTAAAATAACCCCTAAGTCACGAGAAAATTCGTTCAAACCCCTAAGTCATTTTCACTAAAATCACCAATAACCCCTAAGTCATTTGTCATATTTTCGCCAAAATTTACCATATTTTCATCAAAATTTCTCATAACCCCTAAGTCATTTACCTCATTTTTAGCCTTTAATTTGCTGCATCGGCCACATGAAACCACCTTTCCAGACAACAAATTGTCGCTCCTAACGATTTTTGCAGTATGACAAATAGTACATTCAACCACCCAATAGGCGTTATGACAATTCCCATCATCCCTATGTCCCTGACACATAACCTTTAAAGTGCCAAACTCACGTCCTGTCAAGTCAATCATCTTTCTACTCATTTCTTTTCTCCTTCACTCTTATCCAAACTATTAACCCCACACCCAACATTACCAAAAATATCAGACCGAATCGAACGATACATCTGCTCTATCTCACCGATAAAATTGTCATAATTATAGATGAACCGATTAGCCTTTAAAAACCTGATCACGTCAACAACGTCAATCCACTTGCGACTACCTTCCTTCCACGATTTAACCCTACCATTATATAACCACGAACGTACAGTACCTGGTTTAACACACGATAATTTCACTAAGGTATTCACATCGATTCCTTTAATCAACACGTCATATGATGGTACTAATAATCCAGTCAATCCCTTTGATTCATACCATCGCTCGTGATACTCCACTATAAATCCACCAGCATATCGAGTGTAGTGTCCTTGTGTATTCATTCTAATTCCTCCAGACTTTATTAAAAGATTATGATAAACATACCATCATATCTCAGTTCATAACAATACACTTATCACAATCCTTTAATACAAATATAAAAGAAAAAAGAGAAGGGAACGTGTCCCTATCTCTCTGCACATACTTAGTCTTCTGTACCATAGCCAAAAACCAAAGGGGCCTGTATTAGACCCCTAATAGGTTTAAATGTTCACTCGTCCTGTTTCATAATATTCAGTTAGTTTTTCAGGATAATGCAGCATAAGTAAACCCATAGCAGTCATAATTGGCAGAAGACGCTCATAGTCAGATTCGCTAACCTCAGATTTTATGCGATTAATCCATTTGATAGTTAACTTCCAAACAGAAATCTCATAATCATCCGGACTTTTGGTCTGTTTCTCAGTCATCAACCACTCCTGCAATGAGTATACTCCACGTTTTGTTTCATCCATAATAATTACCTCCTAAATATAAAATTCAGAGTTTCCACTCTATAATGGAGGTTGTCCCGATTGCGAAAAACCAAAGGGGCCTGTATTAGACCCCTAATAGGTTTAAATGTTTCTCAAATACCGTTGTCGCCCTTGATGTCCAGATGTCTTGCCAATTTGCCGAGGTATGCCATCAGCTGTAGACCAGCACATACAGTTCCCAGCAGCCAGCAATCAGCATACCACCAATCGCAAGACTCATAAAGAATCTCACTAATGGCACAGCCGACTACAAACGCCAGGCCGATAATGCTCAGCCTAGTAATAATCATACCTACATAATACATTGCCATCTTAAACTTCTTAGTTTTCATACTAACAACTCCTTCGATTAGTAATTTAATAGGATTTCTCCCTCATAATAGGAGTTGAAAAAGATGCGATAGAAGATTTTTGCGTTAAGCTAGCAGTATGCGACAGCGGAGTTTTTGGTGTAACCATTAATATGCAAAAAAAAAACACCCATATATAGCGAAAAAAAGAAAGGAGCAGACCCATAATTGAGCCCACTCCTCGCTTCCTTTAAAACTTATTCACTTCCAAATCACCAGACACGATAGACTCGAGAGTCTCAGACTTACCGGTCATCTTACCAAGCTCAAAGTAAGCCTCATTCGACTTCTGACCCAATGTTGATCCGTCCTGCAGACCCTGAATATAGCCGATCGTACGTCCCACGGACAGTGCAAATGCTCCTGCACACATGCCCATGCCGACATAAGCGATCTCCTCATCATGATCGTAGACGAAATCGACGACCGCGTCCTTAGCCTTCTTAAGACCACCCTTGACCTTGTTCCATACACTGGACTTCTTAGTCTCAGTAACCTCGTCAACCTCTACAGTCATTTCTTTCAGTTCGTTCTCATTCATAGTGAATTCCTCCTTGAATATAAATAAATGTTGAGTGTTTCCACCCTATAATAGGACCTGTCCAGTTTGCGACCCTATCATTATCCTATCTCTCACACGATCTTATTTACCTTTACAGTGATATGCTCATTCCCCGCCACACGATAAAGCCATCCAAGCAGCTCCTTACGGCTCATCTCATCCTTACTTCTGCTGACAAAACCATAATCTACATATCCGTCAACCGGCAATAATGGCTTGTTCCATTCGAGATATGAGTCTTCTACCGCGCCATAGATCTTGTCTCCTCGTGCATATCCTTGAACAGACCTAATGTGAATATCACCAAAATATACCTTAATAATGAACATGCCATTAAAGTTTTGCAGATCTTCATCACAAGCTCCAGTCCCATTGAAAAATATTCTAGACCATGTCATTATAGCACTCCCTTTACTTAAATATAAAACCCTCTAGGAGCCTCCAGAATGCACTGTATGACACCCAGTACCTACCTGATAAAACTCTCGCAAATCCTCACAGAACGCAATACAACGCAATCTGAGAGCTCCTAGGGGCATCCTAGACATCGAAAATTATTTCATTCCAGGAATATAATCGACAGTCTCGCCGTTATCATCATAATAGAAGCAGTCTCTCTTATACAGTTTCATGTGTTTCGTCACCCTCCCAACGTAGGACACGGACAATCCCACTCGTAATCGTCATACTCGATATCTTCGTTTCGTTGGATCTCACCGTTAATGATTTCGACAAGTTGTCCGAATTCCATACCTTTCTCGTATGCCTGTACTTTCATATCGACACCGTATTCTTGACACACTGTCCGAAGCTCCTCAGCGTTTATATACCAAGCCGCCTTTAAATGTAAGAATAGCGTGTGTCCTTCATAAAAGTACATATACTCGTCACACATAATAAAATGACGATTAGTCCCTATAATCCATCGTTCTCCTGTGCCGGAAGTACTAAAACATAACTCGTCGCCATCATCTTCCACCACAAGTTTGCTTGGTGTCCAGTCAATTCCATCCTCCATGAATCGACGTACATTCTCAAGCGTTCCTCTTACCTTCAAAGTTCCTTCGCACCAGTTTGGCATAATTATTTACCTCCAATCAAAATATAAAAGAGAAAGGAGCCTGTTTAAGACTCCTTATCCTTCTGCATATGATCAATTTCTTGGACCATTTTCTCGATCTCAACCAACGCAAACGGATCATCGTGGATTTGACTAAGAATTGTCTCTATAGCACTTTTGTACAACATAGCTGCGATCTTATCAAGCCCTTTTAGGTCCGATTCTAATGAGCGCATAGCATCATTACTCAACTCACGCATCATCGCCTCGTACATTTCCGGCTCGTCTTGCTTCAGCTTTGCTACATCATGTGCCATTATAGCCATCTCAGTCATTTCCTCGTTCACTTTGATCTCATCCATAACACATTACCTCCTTGAAATTTGAACATAACGTTCTATAAAGAGGGTTGCTTTATTTGCGACAAATATCATATATGATTATAGTAGTAATATTCTCTTAGTAGAAGCTTGGTATCCATACTCTCGGCTAGCTTTGATAGTCTTTTATACTCATCCCACAATTGACGATATTCGATGAAGCTATTATCATGGTAAGGATCACAATGATAGCCTACTCCTGGAATATACTTATAATCCGGACGCTCTTTCTCAAGTTCTTTTATACGAACCCATATACCTAACATAGTCAATATGATATCGTCAAGCGTCATATTTTTCTCACTCATTCTTCCAGCTCCTTTAAATATAAATAGGCAGTTTTTTTCGGCATGCCCTTAATATTATCGTTCGGGTACTCATATTGGACACTAAAGTCTTTTACTGCCTTGACCATAAACAAGCGATGGACTAACTCCGCGATTATTTCTGGCGAGAATTCTGATATAGGTGTGTTAGGTCTAATTCTATTATACTTCTTTGTTTCCAATTGCCAGATAAAAACATCAATCTTAGGAAAATTTTCTTTTCCATAATCCAATATGATTGTATTAGCCGTAGCAATCTCGATCTCATTCGCCGTCATCATCTACCACCACTATCTCGGCCAGCATCCACGATACAAAGTTTATCTGCCGTTCTATCTTATCGATAGCCTGGCGATAACGATTCATAACCGTATCGTAGTTTTCGGGTACTTTAGTTGACTCCAGACCTATTGATTCTAGTTTCTTAAGCGTTTCGACGGCCTCTTTGTAGTCATCGATAGCTTGGCGGAAAACGTCAAGAAGCGCTATGTATTCTTTTCTAGGATACTTAATTCCGATTTGCATTCCTTTAGGAAATACAGATTGACAACATGCTGGTTGTTGGTGTGGCGATAAATTAGGCTTATCAGACCGTCCACCAATAGGCTCCCAAGCGTCGCCTTCATCATTTAAGAGATGTCCTTCAGTCAGTCCCATTAGTTTTCCTCCTTTAATCTAAGTACACAAGATAGAACTTTTTGATAGCATTTATTACACAGACCCATGTCGACATCCTTCCGAACCATTGTCTGATCTTCTGTCAGCGAATATTCACAATTATTCAGCACGACGCCGTGAAATATAAAAGCGTCGAGACCTATCATCTTGCCTCCACAGCCGTCGCAGATATTAACCGGTATATTATTCTCGAATGTTATTTGCATTCCTCTTCCTCCTTATTAGTAAGCTCGTCTTGACTTTCACTGTCGTCTACTTCACCGCACTTATGCTTACCAAGATCGAATCTCACAGCCTTAATCCTGTCGATCGGAATATCCTCATCGATCCACCATGCCTCTCCGAATTTGTTATGATGATCCGGGAGTTTGTAAGCCGGTCCTCCTTCGATCTCGTAAATAACCGTTCGACCCGTATGAATGCACCAGGCCATTGCCGCTTGCAGGGTTGTGAATCCTCGCACTGGCTTTAGGATGGCACCGGTCTCATGATACTTCTTAGCTTTCTTAGGCGTAGTACAGTGCCAAAGAACAGCTTTGTGAAGATGATCATTTACGCCGAAATATATCTTTAAGTAAGACGAGATCACGTCCAAATCATACGACGAATATCCCATGTTATGTTCTCCGTCCTCGTCTCCATATATAATCGAGTAATACGGTTTAATTTTACCGCTCGCGTGGTCAAACGACTCCTTGACCTCTAGTCGAATGAACTTCTCTTTACTCATTTTCCTCTTCCTCCTTTACACTTCTAATGCCGAAATGGTCGATTAGCGCTTTGGAAATATAACCAAGATCAGACGAATAAAATCCGCTCTGGCGCTCGCCGTTCTCATCCTCATATTCGATGCGGTATTGTGGGGTTCTTATAGCATACGTACCATCCCTTGACGTTGTGTACTCATATCCCACACCGATCTTTATGAATTTAAGTTCTTTGTTCATTACTAACAGCCTCCTTTAATTTATTAAATGCTTCCATCGTTTCCTTGAAGTTCTGATCACGATACTCAGGTACCCACCGTTCTGAATCTGCCCAGAAAGACAGACGTATTACAAGTCTCTGTCTTATCTCATATGAACCATATTGACTCATAATAAGCCGGGCCATATCCATTTGATCTTTACTAGGATTTACCAAATGCATATTGCCAAAATGATAATGCTGATCCCTGATTCGAAAATCGTGCTCTACGATAAACTCGGGAATGTCATTTATGATTTCTATCAACTTATCATAATCAAACCATCCGAACATAATGTATCCTTTAGTAAAGAAATCCTGTTCATGTCCAGAGCAAGAATATAAAGTATTATACCCAGCATCGTTAAGCGCCTGGATACAATCTGAGATCATATTGTCGACCTCTACTTCATCGTTACCTATCTTTACTACAGATTGCTTTCTTGTCGGATCAGCCGCCCGCTTCTCTAAGAGCTTTTTGTAGCCCATATCGAGTTCCTCCATTTTCTTCCTACGCTCCTCAATAGTCATACTAATTACCTCCAAATTCTAAAATATAAAAGACCAAACAAGAAAAAAAAGAAATGATTGGTAGGATTCAACTCACCTACAATTTATTGTTTTAGGTCGTGTCCTTTTATGTCTTAGATCCATTTCTAGATCACGGTGAACGCCTTTGCATTAGTCTCCTAGAGCGCCGCTACAGCGACTAACCATATCATTTCTGACTTAGGTTTCTAGGTCTTCAATCATTTCTATTAAGGGGGTTGCAAAAGTTGCGACAAATTCTAAAACATAAAAGACTAAAGAGCCATGTATAAAACACGACTCTTTAAAGTCCTCATTCAATGGTGATCATATATGTTTCGTAATTCTCACATAAACGGTTACAGTTATCGAGTACCTCGTCTATTGTATATTGTCCCTCCAACTTAGTTCTCTCAAGTACGTTTCCACGACCGTCCCGATATTCAAATCCTTCTTTATACGTACCATCGGGATTACGTTTAAACATAGCTTGACAGTTGTGTCCATTAGAGTAATACAATATACGAACGACTCTGGACTCATAAAACCGTTTCATCATTCCCATAATATCACCTCCTTCTATTATGGTCCCTGCCCAGTTTGCGAAAGACCAAAGGGGGCTGTAAATAGTCCCCTAAGGTTCAGTTTAACCCTCCTTACTCTCATTCGTTACCTTGATCTTTCCTTCAACTGTGTGAAGTCTTACATTACGTACACCAACGATACTTACGAGTTCGCTGTATTTCGCTTTCACGATAGCGTAACCCTCATTGTCGTTTACATACATGCCGCTTGCCTTCATAACATCGTTCTTAGTCATAAATAACAACTCCTTTTAAATTTATTTGGGTTTCCCCTTCATTATAGGAGTTGAAAATCATGCGAAAGAGTTTTTTGGTGTAACCAATATTGTGAGAGAGCAGAGTTTTAGGTTTAGCTAATATCATACGAACAGCTGTTTAAAAGAACACTCCGGGCACTTAGTATATGCACAATGAGTCGTAGCTACAAAATCATTATCAGCATAAATAGTATCCTCTTCATCCTCGTCCGTAAATATAAAATCTTCTGGTCCACTTACATCATACTCACATCTGCAAGCACCACAAGTGACCGGGAAGATACCGAAATACTTTCCATTCTTTGTTACTTTCATCTCTTATCCTCCTCAACGCAGTCATATTGCGCAACACCACGACACCAATATAAAATTTCAGTACCGGCTTTTGCCCTTTCAACATCGTCAATGCAGCAATCGTATTTGTTTATTTGGCGTTGCAAGCTAGCTACAAATCCGGTCAAATTGCGAACTGATATCGGTTTACGTACTTCCGGTTCTGCTGACAGGTATTCTTCGCAGCTACGGTATCGTCTCATTGCCGCAAGTGCGTTCTCGTAAAGCTGAGTAATACGTTCATCCCTTGTATCTTTCATTATTCACCCTCCAATATAGAAGTATACCCAGGACGATTGATTTTAAGCCAGGGTATAATTTCGTCCCATAAATATCTATTTGCACCTTTCCATTTCGGCAGTCTATGGGTTGGCATGCCATTTTTTGTCCATTTGTATACCGCACTTCGTGAAACGTATAAACGATCGGCTATTTCTTCGGCTGTTATGTAATCACCAGTGGCGCGGTATTCTGCTAAAAAGTTTTTAAATGCCGTATGAAAATCTCGCATGGTGTCATCATTTTCTATATCTTTTAATGTATATCTAGTCCTGTAATCTGACGTAGTATCACTTTTGTATTTAAAAGTAATCTCCAGCATTACTTTTATTATCCCTCCTTTAAATCAGTTACAATAGTAGTATCGAGATCTTGCTTTTTCTTATCGCCGTCTTCGTCAACATAAATAATATATTACCCCTTTTCATCGATTACATAAGTCCAATCAGTATGTTGATCTCCGTCGCCGTCAGTGTATTCGATTCGATAATTGTACTTGTTGTCAAAATACTTATACGCCAAGGTCACTGCACCCCCAAAGCAATGAAAATGCTAATACCACAACCAGCACGATCACTATAATATCATTAAGCTCTTCATGATATATTGCAAAGTCTTCTATCTTATCTTTTATTGGCTCTATAATTCTAACGAGAGGATCGTCATATTCCTCGTGATGTATTCCTGTTTCGCAATACGGACAAGTCCAATAAAATTTAGTAACGTGGTGATTATCAGAATCTATATCATTTTTATAGTTTTGTATGTCGTCTTTGTCTAAAATGACTTTACATCCACATTTAGAGCATTTACATGTCCATCTCTTGGCGGACTCGAGCTTTTTTGCATTGCCATACTTTAAGATGATCATTTACGCCACTCCTTTACAAAATCCTTATACTCAGGGAAATTGACCTGTAATCCCTCAATATCAATACCGTAATCTTTTTCCATTCCCTCCATGAGATCTTTACATCTACACTCCTTACCAAGAATATCACGCCTTTTCAACACTCGACGAAATTCCTCATGCACTTTGATAATATCGTCATGACTTATGCCACATAATTCCATGGCATACAAGGTCATGCACTCTCCTTGTGCAACATACACAGGAGCACATTCCTTTAATGCGTCGTATATTACTGATTCGTCATGATCTCTTACTCGTTTAGCGATCGTTCGCATATGTCTTGTCCGCCTCCTTTTCGAGCTCCTTAACTCGGTTCTCTAATGCATAAATATGTTTCCAGATATTCGTTACATCCATCTTGGATCGTTCAAAGCGTACAGTTGCGGCTACAATGTCATCAATGATATGATAAACTCTATACTTCATGTCTGGGTCTAAACTATTAAGTCTAGCTTTCTCACGTACGTCCATGTTGTCAAACCAGTTGTATTCTCCAGGAATTGCTATACTACTCATAATTTACCTCCATCAAAATATAAAAAGAAAAAGAGAGGCGAAGTGCCCCTCACGAACATTACATCCACAGATCCGGTTGCTTCCAATCAGGTACAACGATCCCACTGACAATATATGCCGCAGTAAGCTCATACTCGTCAGCGTAGTCCCTTCCGCCAATAGCCACCATCGTAGTATTCGTGCTGTAATCAGTCACATAATACACGATCTGCTTGACGAAAGGACCACACTTCGGATGAGCAAACTTGGCATAAGCCTTGCCATCATTTCTCGTGATACCTTTCACAATTTGATCTGAGACGAAGTTCTTGGTCTCTTCGCTCTCTACATCTAATACACATACTTCTTTAGTTTCCTTGATTTCTTCCGCTTCTACCTCACATGGCTGTACCATAGCTACAAATGCCATAATACCAACCAGCATACCTGTAAAAGTCTTTTTCATATTCAATTCCTCCTTTTAATATGCGCGGACAGTTCTCTACTGCCCTTCTATTAAGAGGATTGAAAAAGATGCGAAAGCAGGGTTTTAGGTTTAGCTAACAGTATGCGAAAGCAGATTTTTAGGTCAAACCGTTAATCGAGCAGCTCTACAGAATCAGCTCTACCAGATGTGAACTTACCATAAGTCACCTTTACGCAATCGCTAGGTTTAAGCAGATTCCATGCTGTCTGATTTACCGAGAATGTCTTAAGCTCACCAGTGCCATGAACCTTGATAGTGATCTCATAATTTTCGGTCTTTCTACCAACACGCTCAGAACCTTCTTGTAGATCGTTGACTTCAGGCCAATGCGGTGCCTCCCCTGCACGATTAATAGTCTCGGTGTTATTAGCAACCTTGACCCTATTATCCTTCCATTCGTCGATCTCATAGTAATACTTTGTAGCGTATCTTGACTCTTCGCGATAGCATGTCTTACCATTCTGATCAACACCACTAGGAACTCGCTCGGTGCTCTTGTATTCCCATCTAGTGTCATATACTCTTCCACCTTTAGGAACTGTCCAACCAGACTTCTTGACAGTCTCGAGCTTCTGAATATAAATGTGACGATCCCAAGACTTAAGCATGATTTCGCCATCGATTTCAACAGGTTTAATACCGTCAACAAAGAAGCTACCGGCACCGATGAGCCCCACTGCTCCTACGATAATAGCAAGACCCTTCTTCCAGTTATTAGCGATGAATTCCTTTACGTCCATAATAGTTACCTCCTAAATATAAATTACTTATCGTCAGGTGTATCCAAACCGTTCTCTTTTCTTACAAGCATAATGAAGTCACAAAGCTCAGCAGCTTTCATACTGCTATGAGCATCACTCCTAGTGGGCATAAGATAGCCGCCCATCTTAAATCCTTCCACCAGGCCCTTGAAATACTCTTTTCTCTCAGTCTCACTAAGCTTTTCAGCATGCTCAATAATCTTATCAGTCCACAGCATTATTATTTTCCTCCTTTAATTCCATGAGAAGATCATTTAACTTATTGATAAGACTCTCAGCTTTTGCATTAGTCTTAACTTTCTTAAGTTCTAACCGATCAATCTCCTCATCTATCTTTCTTAACTGCTTTTGTGTCCGCTCAAGCTCCTCGGAGTGCGATATAATGATGTCGATGAGGTCTTGGCTTTCCATAATTTGTCTCCTTTCAAAATATCAATCAACAAAACCGATACGCAGATTCTCGTCTAGCCACCAGTTCAGCTGAGTCCATAGTGGGATCATACGAATATCGTCGTTAGGATGGTTTCGAATAGTGAACAACCCACCAACGCCGTTCTTCTTATAGTCACGATTAATAATAGCACTGCATTTGTCGTCAACAAACCGATCCCAATGATGATTCCAATTACTATCAGTAGCATGGCTAAGGCCCATATTATCGATAAAACACCAGAACCAATCGATACTACGATCTCCATACCTCTCCTCGTACATAATCTCGTCATCAAATCTAGCAGCCATCGCGATTAGCACTTCTAGAAAAGAACATTTCCTTGACTTGCTGACTTTGTATTTTGGATGCTGAGCGTTAAACTCCGCCCGTAGTTTCAAACCGTCTACTACCCGGGAATAATCACGATCCGATTTATCAATATAAAAAGGCCTATTATATAACTTTTTTAAAAGTTCATCATAATATACCCCCTTGACTCGGTCATACAACCATTCAAAATACACATCTCTAGTTTCTTCCATTTCCATGCATTTAATTCCTTTCTGTTAAAATATAAAAGACGAAAGAGCCATGCATAACACACGACTCTTTTGTCCTAGTTGATCATGCCATATTCAAATCGATTTTGTTCCATCAGATCGCAGTATGATTACCGGATTATAGATTTCGATCTCTGTGATTCGATCCTCAATCTTCTCCGTGTACTCATCTATCAGTCTACCGAGCCTCCTGATTTTCCTATCGTATCTTTTCCTAAAAATATTCCTAAAGATACTTTCATAGGCTTTACCCAGTTCCTCACGATACTGATCTCTGAGCGACACGTACAAAGACAGCGTTGGATCTACATACCACATCACTCTCTTCCGGTCCTCATAAGGCACCTGTTGTTTCATTTTCATGTAATCGATCTCGTCCATTGGCATAAGATCATCTCCTTTCTATTAAGGAGACTGCTTCGTTTGCGAATCTATTAACATATTCTATACTATTACAAATTCATAAATATAAAAGAGGACCTGCCACTAATAAAGCGACAAGCCCTCTTATATCATGCTTAGCTCAAGCCGGGAGGAGTACAGTCAATGTGATACAGCTCCTTATAATAGTCGTTGCGAATATAAATCTCGTCGACTTCTCCAGTGTCCAGCGGTTCGATGTTAGCAAGTCCCATCTGGTGATCTACATTCTCTACGATTTCACCATCAATGTCACGAAGGTCTCCTTCCGGATCATAGCAGAATTCGAGCTGGTTATAGTCATCGGGATTTTCGTAGAACTCATCTTCGGTGATACGATATGGTCTAAACTGGTCAGCCATGTTTACCAATCCTCCTGTGTTAGTGTTGTTTGGTTTAGACAAAGACGAATAGTTTGTTTTAGTGTTCGGATTATCGTTTCTTGTAATGTTGTGGTTGCTGCTCTTTCGGATACCTTCCTGCATCTCCTTGACCTTCTCTACGACTTCAGAAGGAATCTCCTTATCAGGTTCATCATTTTTCACCTCCTTTGCTGATTCCTGCTTCTTTTCCTCCTCGATCTGTGCCTTGTACTCTTCAAGCTCCTCTTCAAAAGCCTCACCATATCTCTTATCGAGAATAAAGTAAGTCACTCCACCGCCTACGAGGGCTCCGAATACGAAGCCGAGAATTGCCTTTACTGTGCTATTCATTATAAATTACCTCCCATAGATTTAATCGATTTAGCCTTTAATTCACGAAGCAAGTCCTCCAATGCCTCGCGACCTTTACGTTCAGTATAGCCATATTGTTCGTTGGTAGCGTTAGTCTTGCCGCTACGCATACATCGATAACAAATAATACTATCCGATGGCACAATATTACCGCAGAAATGACAGAAACTATACCGTAAAGTTGTAATAAACTTTTCCTCAGTCATACTGCATATGCTCCTTTCAAAATACAAAAGACGAAAGGGACCTGTTAAAGTCCCTCATCGTCATGAGTCTCTTCTCCGAACATATCGAGGAAGAGATACCTAGTGATAGCTTGGATCACCGACAGTGCGAACAACAGCGCTCCAAAGTACAGTGCGATAGTCCCAATATGGTTGTCAATCTTTATTGCTAATGGTGATAATGCCATCAGAAAGATTCCACCGATTCTATTTGGTCCTTCGCTAGCTAACACGTAGCGCATGATGTTCCACGCCTTCTGTTCACCTTTACTCATACTAATCTCTCCTTTAAAAATATATTCGGGTTTATCACCCTATAAAGAGAGGTGAAAAACATGCGAGACTTACTCAGCACTAAGAATATCAAGCTCCTTCTGGAGTTCCTCGAGAGACTTAGACATCAGTGTGTCGTCTTCCTTCTGAGCCATAATATCCATGATTTTCTGCATCTTCTGCCGCTTCTCAAGCTGCTTCTGGGCCTTATCGCAAGCATCCTTCTTATCATTGAAGATCTCCTTGACAATATCCATAGAAACTTTAAGACGCTGAGCCTCTTCCGAGTTTATCTTATCTGTCTCAATGAGAGACTCGCAGTCATCGCCCACAATTCTGTAGTAAGCGCAGCCGAGATTCTTGTAGATAATATCAAGATCCTCCAGTCTCAACTTGAACAGATCCTCAACCGTGATGTTACCGCGGAAAGGAAACCGCAGTGCATTCTGTGCAGCATACTTGAAAATATCCATCTTTTCAGTCTTCTTAGTCATTTTTCATTACCTCCATTAATATTTACTTCACAAAATCGCATGCCTTAATTTTAACAACAAGTCGATTACCGAGACGATCGAACAAATCGTTTTCCGGTTTAGCTACAACACCTTCCATAGGAGCATTTCCAATTGTACTCATGGGTCTAGCTTTGACGTATTCCACTGCTTCTGGTAAAGTCATCCTTCCAAGAATAGGAACTACTTCCACACCAAAGCATGTGCCGATATCTTCTATGGACTCGCGCTTAAGCCATACATCGCCGGCCATGACATCGAACATAATAAAAGCGACATCATCTGGCCGATATAGAGAACCATTCTTCTGGATCTTTTTTCCATATCCCTCGCCGTATAATGTAACAGAACAGCTTCCAAATTTCTGCTCGAATAATTCTTCGGCCTCCAAGGTACAAAATGTCGAGTTCAAATAGTTAACCAAGTCAGACGGAATCTGAGCGCGATCAGTTCTGCCGGCAAGTTCTACTCTATGTCCGTCCCAGCAAACACGAATATTGGTTCCATCGATTTTTTCAGTAATGACCCATGGGATATTCCGCAACATTTCTACCGTCTCGTTACGATAATATCCCTCAATAAGCTTTTTAGTTCCCTTAACGTCTCGATTAAAGATCGCTTCAATTTTATGATATTCTCTGATCATAATTCATTACCTCCATTGATTAAAATTCGATTCTGTATACCTTAGTATCGGTATCACTTACTACCTTGACAACGAGTTCAGCCCTTCTGTCGAGAGCAAAACCCAGTCCAGAAAGCTGATCGTCAGCGCTTTCGACTCTCATCTGACCGCCAAGAGCCTCCATTACCTTACGATGGTTGTAAAGATCCGATACGAGATACTCATTGAACATCCCGCTAGGAGTCTCGTCGCTAAGGCAATCCTTTAACATAAACATCAGATGCTTATGCCCACAAGGATTTTCGCAAGCAGCCCAGTAGTTGGGAGAATAGCAAACAGCCGATACCGGAACGAACTTATTAGTGGGTACATTCCAGATGGTACGAGTGGATTCTCCTTCCTCAGGGATAACATGCCCAATAGTGAATGCCCCGTTACGATCGAGATATACCCTTGCTACCACAATCATGTCATCGGTCTTCATGGGCTTGTTATAGTCGTACTTGAAAATCCGACCATCATATTCGATCTCAGCTCGGAAACCTTTAAGAGCCGATCCAGAATACTGATGAACGGCAAAGATGTAATATCCCGGCTTCATATGCTTGCGATCCTCAAACGTAATGTTCTCAACCGCGATCTTGCCATCAGGACGAATGATATCGACGTCAAGCTGGCCGCCATTCCTGGAAACTCTAGGCGCCCTGTAGGTTCCATAGTAAATCTCCTCCCCATTAGCCTCAACACAGTGAGCATCAAGATCACAATTGTCATGTCCATCCTCGTTCCACTGAATAGAGAATCTCAAATCGCCAGTTACATTACCACCAGCTGCCTTGACTCTCACCTTCATATCGCTATCAGCAAGATTACCAGAGTAAGCCCAGCTGAAACTATTGCCCCACTTGAACATGGACTTGGAGTCGCCGTTTACCGGAGCGATAAGGGACATGAAGTTGCTATGATGTTTATTCTCAACGTACGCTTCGATGTTACGAGCGGTAGGAAGAATATCATTAACGAACTCCTCAGCCGATACTTCAGGAGCGCTGTCAAAGTTCTTTGCTCTACCAACGGGCTTTACTGATGTCATACCGGAGAGAATATCAAATACATCGCCACTATCCTTCATACGCTCTACAGAATCTCTGTCAGCAAAGAGCACATCGTTCACTGAAATATCGTCCAGCTTAGCGAAACGTCTTGGAAGTGAATCTAAATATCCAAGCTCTGAAATGGTCTTCTTTGCGTCTTCGAGCATTTTCTTCGTGAAAATAGGCTTCGGACGACGGTAGTTCGTAGGTGCTGTAACGACTTCATATCTTCCTACAGCTTCCTCGACATCCATACCATTAGACAGGTCAACGAGAAGAGTGCCGATGGCCGTATTGCGAATTCTGCAAACGTTAAACCCTGCCTTTACAGAGTTCTCCCAAGCGAAACGAGGATATGTTGTGAAAGATCCATGATATGCGATCTTATAATCTCTGAATGCCTTTACCGTCTTGTAATAAGTATCACCCTGATACAAATTATTGGATTCACACAGCTCAATGACGGTATCGAGAGCGCCAATATCAATTTCTTTCAGTGCCCTCTCAAACGTCTCCATGCCTGTCTTATACTCATTGAGCTTGGCATTTCTCGATAACGAATCCTTGACTACATAACACTCGGGAAGTTCGAGATAGAAGTGATTGAACTCGCGTCGTTCCCCTCCAGGATACAGCGAAAAATTGTGATGTACTCCGATCTTAGCCTCCCTGGAAAGGAAGACATTTTCAATGCCGTCTGCGATACCGTCGGTAACAGCTTGCTGTCTTATATATACACCCATATTATCAAGCATATAACCATAATCAGGATCGGTATACAATTCAGGAATATCCCAGATGGTTCCAAGTACACCATCATTAATTGTCACAACATTACCGATCTGCTTGATAAAGTGTCGGCAGCAAGAGCAGTCATACTCTCGTCTTACTTTGAAGATCGGGTTCTGTTCATCAGTGAACGAATTTAGATATGTCTCCCAAAGTTCATCTTTATCGAGTTTGACCGTAAACAGCGGCGTATTATCGGCTGTCATCTCGGTGAAATGTGCGATAATAGCGTCTCTCATTTCTGCAAAAGTCATAACTAATTACCTCCATCAAAATATAAAAGACTAAAGAGAGCTGTAAATAGCCCTCTTTAGCCAAGAATATCAGTCCTTTTCTTCACGGGTTCTCGTCCATAACTCGTGAAGTGCAACCGCTGTCAAGATACCGGACACTATTGCTGTGCCTGCGGTAATGGGTAGCATGCTTAGTATAAACCATCCGTCGGTTTCCCAATGGAAACCTAAGATGTATATAAATCCAAACATGCCAAATCCAATACCATAGCCCAATAGTACCAGTACGATGTACAACGATTTTGTGCTCCACTCTTTCATCATAGTCAAAACCTCCTTTAATTTAGTTAGGATTTTATTCCTATAAAAGGAGTTGAAAATGATGCGAAGATCCTTTACTTATTCTGTCTTGCCCAGGAGTCATTATCGAGTGCTACATATTCAGGATCGCCGGCGTTAGCAATCGCCTCTTCACACTGATCATAAACCTCGTCCAGCTCCTCAGGACTCAGATCGTTCTTACCTTTAATGCCCCACTTGATCTTGTCCACAATCACGCCGTCAACGTTGAAATCAAGCACGAGTTTTCTACGAAGATAACCATTGTTTCGTTCGATAATGTTTCTGAATCTCGGATCGGTGTAGCAGAGATCAATGCCGAAATCGATATACCCGTCGCCATCCGGATTATCCTTGATCCAGCCGACAATCTGACCCTCGGGAGTAGGCGTAAGACCGAGCATTGTATAAACGTCATTCAGGAATACGTAGCCGATTCTATTGAGCTTTTCATTAGCGGCTTCCTGCTGTGCCTGCAGATAAGAAGTGTTCCAGTAGTTGTTGCTGTCATTATTCTGATAGCAAGCAGCATGCTCCTTATCATAGATTCTCGCATACGGGGAGCCCAATGGGTAGTCAATTTCCTCGGTAGTCTCGAGCACAGTTTCTTCGAGTCCGGTTTCGGGATTAACCTTCTTAACTTCCTTGGTTACTTCCTTAGTGCCATACAGATACTTAGCGTCAAGTTCCTTACCGCCATCCTTGATTACTCTCTGGCGATATACCTTGAACGCACTATCGATAGCCGTATAAGCAGTCAGAAGAGCTGCATTACGATCTCTCAGGATCTTGTGGCTGAACAGAATAAGCGCGATACCAGTTACGATAAATCCCACGGCCGGTGCGTATTCCTTAGCAACCTTGAGTCCAGTTCTGATAGCAGTACCAGCAGTCTGACCGTATACAGTCATCTTGTCCTGCTGTGCATCCTGTGCATCATAACCCTTGAGAGTCTCATTATCTACAGCCTCATCGATTTCTTCGAACTTATCCTTTGCATACTCAACTGCCTCATCTACTTCCTTCTTAAGATCGGCCTTCATAGCATCAACCTTGAGGGTAGCTTTGCAGGCAAAGAAGATGCCAGCGCCTACAGACAGAATACCAGCACCAATAAGAATCTCCGGTGCAGCTTCCTTGACATTGTCCTTGACTTTAGTCATAAACGCATTAAAATTCATAATTGTTCCTCCTTGTAAGAACTTTTAAATTAAAATTAGATCATACGAAAATATCAAGTCAGCTGTTTGATCATTACAGCCGACTCATGCTTCAGAGTATACATATTTCTACATCATACTCACCTCCTTGACACAAAGGCTAAAGAGACCTGTTAAGATCCCTTTAAGTCTATAGATTATTTCCTATACTTTGTTAGAACATACAATCGCATGGGATGTAGGCTGGATACAGCTTTTCTTCCATGATCGCATTCAGTGTAGATTTCAGAGTGTCAATCTGTCTAGGCAGATCCTCGTCCTTTCTTTCTCCTTCCTTGAGAATTACCGGAACGAATTCCGCCAGCTCATACGCCTCCGTAACCTTGTCACATGCGCTCAGAAGAGTCCTCGCATCATGTACATCCATAATCTTCCATGTCATAATTGTTTCCTCCTTTAATATAGTAAGACATCTCTGCCTCCTATAAAGAGAGGTGCTTAGTTTGCGAGGCCGGCGTCATATTTAAGATAATACTTATCGATGTTGGTTTGTGCTTTCTCGTAGATGAAGACTTTGGCAACAATACTAATTACAAACACGGCAGCTCCGATAGTACCAACAGTTTTAGCGGCCTTCTCTAGGCCAAGCTGAGTATCAACAAATTCATCGCGGACTTCTTTCTTTAATCCATCACGAATATCAGCAAGTTCTTCCTTATCGATTCCGTGGCCAAACACCATCTTACCAACCGACTTTACGTGCTCGACGGTTTTCTCAAATTTATCCTTGACCATTTCTGTTCCTCCCTCCAGAATATCAATAATTTTCTCACACGCTTTTTCGACTACAGTGTCAGCACGTTCAGCAGTATCGTCATATACATCGTCCCGTTTACGAGTGATCGATCCAATAACGCAACCTACAAGACCAGCTGCAGCTGCGATTAATAACTTTTTAATCATGTTGTTCCTCCTTTAAATTTTCTGGCAAATCCGGTAATGGCATGACTGCTAGGAACTTCTCAGGCCAATCCCAGAAATATATACAAGATTCGTCGTTGGCGTTTCTATAGCCTAATGATATGACCTCGATGGAGCTACAAGGATCAATGTGCATCTTGATTTTCATTGGCGTCTTGTATCCTTTAATCCACGCCAGATAAAAGTAATGATCCTTGAAGCCATACGTCTCTAAGAATTCATCGGTATCAAAGTTGTCATGACCAGACTCAAATCCTTTATCTTTGTTAAACTTGAAACAGTCATAATCAAAGACTGTCCAAGCAGGCTTATCAGTGTAGACCAATGTACCTCCATTCAAGATTTGTTCGCGAAGTTGGTTATAATACTCGTATGACTTTGCTATGTTTTCTTTCGCCGCAGCACGAAAATACGGAAAATTGCCGGTGGACATGCTGTTGAGATTTGATACTAAGATTGCCTTTAACTGCTCCTCGGCTACTTCAACCCAAATATCTTCAAACGTTTTCATCAGTAATGCCTCCTAGCATATTGATATATGCGGTTCCTTCGCACAATTTCTGACATTGCTTAGCCAAAATATCATCTACGATTTCGTCTTCTGTACGATATCGCATCACGAATATCTGACCAGTTCGACGTTTCCATAACCGTCCATTCTCGTCTCGTTCATGAACATACGCTCGGTCGCAGACTTTATGAAACTCGTCTACAGGTTCGGTATGTTTAGGAAATATTTTTCTCATTTTCATTAGAACATCCCCTCTGTGTAGTCCTCTCGCACATCATACCCGAAGAACCAGTTCTCATGTTCGATTTCATCTACTGGGAAATCAGCCGGTACTTTAGTCACAAGAGTTGCAAAATCCGTATAACCAGCGTCCTCGTGGTTCATATTATAATGTCCACAAAGCTCTTCAATACGGTCAGTTGCCACATGATTATTCAAAGTTTCGATAAACATATATTCCATTGTTATTACCTCCAAATATAAAAGAGAAAGGAGCCTGGTTAAGACTCCTCCAGTATTTTCTTAGCCCATAGATCTCACTCAAGTCCGTAGGAAGGTTTAAGTTGCTCTATATCATACCAAAAGCAAGCCACTGACAGCATATCGTCATGACACGCGGCATACTTATGTAAATTACGGCGATACTTTTGCCACGTTCTGTATGATATTTTCGACATGTATGTAATCCATACATAAACGTGCGCTAAATTAAAATATAAACCATGCTTTACCTTTGTAATCTCCCGTCTCCGATACTTATATGGCACGTACTTAACAGTCGGAAGTGGACGCGAATATCCAGAATCATTCGAACTTGCCCAGTGTCTTACAGTACGGGGCTCCACATCAAGAAGCTCAGCAAGTTCTCTAGTCGTCACATAGGTTTTGAATTGCTCCATCTCGAGTGTAACTCCTCTCAATTGTTGTATATATTAATGATTACCGGCTTGCTGTTTCTCTGAATCATCGAGAATATCAATGCCGCACCCGACAGTAAGCACGCCGTAATAAGAAGTTTCTGCCCATTCTCGCCAGTAGTAGCCTCATCGATCTTCTTCTTGACTTCTTTTTTAACAGTCTTAGCAGACTTCTTCATGGTCTTTCTAGTAAACTTGTCGATCATTTCTTCAAACATAACTAATTACCTCCAAATTAAATATAAAAGAAAAAGGAAAGGGGACGAATCCCCAATCCAATTAGATCAGCCAAGGATCTGAATTTACTATAGCGTTAGTTACTCTTTCATCCGTGATATCAAATTCATCTTTAGCATTAAGCACAGCCACTACATCATCGTCGAATCTCTCAACGTATATAGACTGACCATTCTTCAGCCGCATTTCTCCGATACCATAGACGTAGTTTCCGTATCCCTCATCTACAATTTCCTTCAAACTCTTGTCCGAAAACTGAATTCCTTCTTCGTCCCTCGTTCCAGGCTGTACCAACGTAAAACTTTCTCCTAATCCAGCTTCTTGTCGTTCAAGGTTGTGAGCAATTACTCGTTTCGCACCATTATAGCAACCAGATCTGTAGGATACTACACCAGTAATTGCACTACCAACAATTGTTGTGCCGATAGCTGTGATCACCGGATGATCCTTGACCCAGTTGTAGCCGCGAACGATACCGTCCTCGATCTTGTCCCTTACCTTTTTAAGCTTCTCGTTCATGATAGAACCTCCTTGAAAATTATTCGAAGTCGTACAGACCTCTATTAAGAACCTTGTCTCTTTTGCGAGACCTCTTCATTGAGCAGCTTTTCCATACATTTATGACAATCGAGATCACACTCGGTGCATACTGTATCGGTCATAATATCATAAAAACAAGTACCGCCATATCTTTTATTAGCATTATTGCAGCACATATACAGTATGTCAATCATTGCCATCTTGTTCAGTTTCTCTCTCCAGGTCATTGTCGTTAATCTCCCTTCCTGATATATCAAGCCAATGTGAGCCATTCCAGCAATCCCAACACTCAAAAGGATCACCGGGACCGGCATGATAACAAGTCTTACACGTTCGGTTATTCAAACCATGCGTTGATCTCTGCGATTTCGTCTTTGGTGAATCCGAAGGTTTGGTCGTGTTGTCTGGTTTTCCATTCAGTATAAACATTTGTGATTCCTTTACCAAATATTACTTCATAATGATCATTATCTATATCAAATCCCATATAGTGTCTGCCGGTGAAATCTTTCGAATCAAGCATCGAAATATAAATGTCACTGATGTTGCGAATTGGATTCTTGATTACTGCGTCCCGTCCGTCGCGTCTTGTATAGAACGCTTTAGTAACATTATACTTGCGCTTAACGTTAAGACTGTGAATCATCCATAGCTCGTTCTTATATACAGTAATCCAACTGCCATAGAGATGACCGTCTCCAGCATAAATATAAAAATTACCGTATACTGATAATGGAGCTCCTCGATGATACACATAATCAGGTACATGCATATCATACACATCCATGAATTGTCCTGCGTCCTTATTAACAAATGCTCCATTCTTTTTCATCATAGCGCCATAGTCTTCCATCGCTATCCCTCCTTGAAAAAAGAAAAGAGGCAAGGCAGCTGTTACGCCGCCTCGTCCTCATAAGTTACCAACCAATAATAGTCTCTGTCAAAATACATGTCTCTATTGTCGCCGTGTCTGTCAATAGTCCACGTCAGAATAACACCATCTTTGCTGTGCTCTACGGTATAATTCCAACCATTTTCAGCACATTCTGCCTTGATGTATTCCTCAGCAGAAATTCTGTTCAAAGTTTCAATAATCAACATAATGATCTCTCCTTTTATTATTAGTAAGGTATATTACCTTCTATTATAGGAGTTGAAAAAGATGCGAGTATAGTTATTTCCACGGTAGATCTTTATCATCAGGTGGTCCAAGATAAGTCTTGACAATCGCCTTCTTAACACTCTTGAGATACGCTACTGTATCACACGTATTCTCAGTAACTTTCATATTGGTAAGAAAGAAATCAAGACTTTCAATACGATCAGTTACCTCGTCGATCATATCGAGGATTCGGTTTACCACCTCAGGATCGTCGAGCCAAAATCCTTGCTGGTAAGTTTCCTCATCAATCGGTATAAATTCTGAAAAATTATTACAGCAATTACAAGGAAAATCTTTCCCTAGCATTTGATTATACTTGCAAATACATTCGTTACACGTAACTTTAGCCATAGTTATACCTCTCATGCATAAGCAATATTCTTTGCTTTGTGCTTCCAGTTGTAAGCGCACTGAGTCGTTACTCCAAACATCTCTACCATCTTAGCATTGCCGAGCTTATCATACATGTTCAGAAACGTAATAGCCTCCTGCTTGTTTCTAAACAGCGATTCACGTGTCTTAGCTTTACGATTCTGCAGTCTATATATGAGCTTAGCTTCGGCATCTTCAGGAATCACTTTAGGCTCGACTTTACATGAGCTGGCACTCTTCTCGACGATCTCATTGTCGTTGTTGGTGATTTCTTTCTTTTCCATAGTCTCTCCTTTAACTTCTTCCGCCGTGTCATTACTGACGAAGCCAAAATATCTTTTTGTTTCCTGCATAATAACCTCGATAGATTCAGGCGAGAACGTATAATAATACTTCGCAAAGAACTTAACATCCTTGGTCTGAATCTGACTGAGAATGATACGGGAAGTAATATCTCCTTTAACAAACACGATATCATGATCAGTGTACTCAGACTTATTAGCATTTGTTGTAAGCGGTGCACAAGTGATATGTCCACCGTAATGCTTAATAATTACGTACGGTCTGGTTCCATTGATTACCGTGGAGCCTTGATTTCTCAGTGCACTAGTAATTTCCTGCGGCTCCTCAACCAGCCATACCTGACCAGTAGCGAATGTAGATGTCCCAAGCTTCTTTTCAATACTCATAATAATTTACCTCCAAATATAAAATTATTGACAATAGTTAACAATGGTTTCCAATAAAGTAAACAAATTTGAATACTGCTCTTCAATAGGCAACTCGGTAATCGCCTAAATATTGAGCAATAGTTCCGTTGCGTCTTCACACAAAAGTCTTAATTGGCGTCTAATTTTAGGATCCTCGTGCCAGCTAGATCTTAATATCAATTCTGTCCCGATAACTGAGGGTGTGAATTTACTGCCGTTAAGGCATTTTTCACATAACACTCCGCCAGTATAAGATTGATATAGACAATCATCGCATAATACCTTCACGGCTTTGTCCCTCCTTTAAAAAGAAAAGAGGAAGGGGCATTACGCCCCCATCTCCTCTATTTCGACTTCTACAGCCGGTTCTTCAACAATAGTCTCTGTCGGAGTGTCCTCCATGAACTCCGGGTTTGCTGCTGTCATGTCCGTCGGGATCTCCGGTGCAGCGTCAGGTGTCGGATCACCATCGGTCTTCCGGTTCATCAAGGCCTTAATGCCAGCCTTTGCACCTTCGGATCCGAGAATGGAACCTACTCCTGCAGCCATCGCGGTGATAGCACCAACGGCGACCTTCATAGCAACTTCGTTCATCTTCATAACATATTCCTCCTTGAAATATTAAAATATTGCTGAGAACTTCCATAGTCCTCTATTATGTAGGCTGTCTATTTTGCGAGGTTATTCAGCCAAATCAACGCCACCCTCATAGCACTCGATTTTGTCGCCAAGAACGCTCGTAATGTGCTGCCATGCGCTTTTACCAGGCTGAGAATTGATATCCTCGATGACATAGGTGCGGCTATTGAGCATGCCGTTATTGTAGTAGTCTGCCTCAACACCAATATTTCGAAGTCTCGTTGCTACCTCGACTCCTTGTTCAAAGTTTACTGTTTTAATAAATCCTTTCATTATGTATTACCTCCAATTATAAAAGCAGTTAGGCACGTTCATGTATTTTTGTGCCTGCTTATCGTTTGTCATGGTTTCATAAATATCGTCAAATACCACGGGAATGAGCTCATGCATCTTGACCAACAACGGGCATGTCACTCTATTCATATCAGGATGAGCAGGACCCGTAGTATTAGCCGCTCTAAGTTTGAAGAAGTGTCGCCACTCTCTGTAATTACCGGTAACGACAATTTCTGTTTTCACACAGTTTGGAAGTACCGCTCTGCATTCTTGTGGCGTATGACCGCTATCTCTAAGATAATAGTATGCTGACGCCGCGCTCGTGAGATATTCATCAAACACCTTTTGGTCGTTAAAAGAGGCGTCGTTGTACCAGAAAGGTCTAATGAATATCAATCCTCCAGCTTTTCCGCCATCATTGTAATCCACGTATCTGGTGCTCTCCTGTGCATACGAGAAATGTCTATGTCGAACAATCTCATGTGATACTCCTCTATCAGTTTCAAAGCGAACCGATAACATCGAGTGTTCGAGCATAGCTTCATGTCCACGTTTGATAAGACCTCTAACGAATCTCTTTGAAATCTCAGGATCGTTATTCGGATTTGCAGCCTCAGACTTGTAGCAGGTTCTCGCAGCTTCCTCAATAAGTGAGTATTCGTTGCCCTTGATCGGGGTAAGAATGTCTGTATGTGGATCAATAATCATGTGTGCTCCCATTTTAGTTTTCCTCCTTGAATTCAATATTAAGTCTACCACAATGAGGGCAGTATTTTGTAAATTCCTTTAAATCAGCACCACAAGCACAGCACTCGAACATGCCTGGTTCGTCAACATGATCTATAATGTGTGTAATTGCTACAGACTTGACACCAGTCTCAAACTCTTGAAATACAGCATCGCCGAGATTACGAAGATTAATATATCTATGAAACAGATTCCGAAGTGCCTCTACATGATCAGTAGTTAGACTCTCATTCGTAAGCTCATTTTCATAGAGTATTTTGTGAAGCTCTCCGGAAAATGTAGCCTCGATAGCCTGTTCATACAGTTCCTTGAAGTCTTTCATTTTAGGTTAACCTCCTTTAACCGTGCTGAACACATGAGCCTTTTGCAGCTTCCTTAGATATCTCGACCAACGCCTTCCGATCAGCGTTAATCTCATCTGCGGCTGCTCCAATCCATTCGTTAACCGCCTCTTCATTTTCGTTTATCACAAGATCAACCATCGAAATATCTCGGTTCTGACACTCGTCCCATTTCTCAATCATTCGGTCAAGATACCAACGAGCTTTCTCGAGATCCTCCTTTCCATTTTTGCGAGGCGCTCGGGAGACGTATTTAATTACGTTCCCAAAGTTAAATATCAATGCTTCGGGATAGTTTTTAGAGTATTCCTCGATATAGTCGATAACCTCGATCTTACCCTGATAGTGATTCGGATGGTTCACTTTCTCAGCCATTGTTTTCTTCCTCCTTTAAGTGTTTTATGTAGCATTCAGGATGATAGAACATTTGATCGGTCGTACACACATAGTCATCATCCTTGAAATGAATAATTCCTCCGCATTCATGACATGCAGCTTCATGGTTGCATTTAGCATCAAGTGTCCCAAGAATACCTATTAATATACTAAATATCAATAGGAATATGGCCGGTCCGATTACTTCGTTATGTTTCATTTGCTTCCTCCAGCCATTTGTTAAACTCTCTACAGCAGTCAATGCAGAGATCATATGTTTTCTTATAATAGTAGCCATCCTTCGAGTTATAACTCCCTTGAACTACTGTATGAAAGCCGAGAACGTTGGTAAGTTCGCTGTTCCACGCCTTCACGTCATAATACTCAAACAACCGACCACATCGATCACATTTTACAGCTTTAGCCATTAGTTGTTGTCCTCCTTTCTATCCTTGACATCTGACGATTCTGTTTGAGGTTAATCCAGGCCTGAATCTTAGTATCGTCAAGATCATAAATATAATGAAGATTAGAGACCGCGATGAGTACATCAGCGATCTCTTCCTCCATATGTGAACGATTCTCGGTGCCCCGAAGTTGCTTCGACACACATTGAATTAACTCAGCACATTCCTCAGTAGCATTAGTTGCTGTATCTACCTCCCCGAAATAATCACAGGAGGTTTTGATGAGTTCTTTATTAACATTTATCATACAGTTTACTCCTTGACCAAATCGTGAGGTGGCACGTTTGTGATGAACCAAGTATCTCCAAGCTTGTCGTTATCATAAGCCATATTGTAAGGTGCAATATCGTCAACACTATCCCATCCGTAGTTGTCAGAAACCTTAAAATACTTGCTTCCGTTACCATGGATCATATGGTATACATCGTTCACGGTCAAACATCTTTTAGTTTCAAACGTCTTAATAGCTTCTCCGGCAATATGATAGGCGAGTGAACGCGATGGAATCTCAAGATACTGGCTGAAAGCTGTCGGTAAGATTCGATCATTATCGCTTCGGAACTGTCTGAGATCTCTGGCTAACGGCAGACCCTCGATGTAATACTTATCTTCATCTGTTCGCACAACCAAATTACAAATATCCATGTAATTATACCCGTAGTCAATCATACGATACGGAATGTTCGACATGATTGTTCCATCTTGATCATACTCGATAGCGTCGGACAGAATGTCATAAATATCAAGCTCGGTTACTACTCCAGAATCTTCAGCGACTTCAGTGATACGCTGCTGTACATACTTGGCCATCAGATACGAATTGAAATGAACGTCTGACAGGATAGATACCACCTTGATTTTACTGGTGTCGACCTCGGCAACGTTGCTAACATACTCTACGTCAGACGGTTTTGGTTCAGACTTAAACACGTTCTTAACCGATTCCTTGACATCGGTGATCTTCGATTTATCAACGTATTTGTCATATACGTGATAAGCGGCTACACCAAGGCCCAGTACTGCCAGTCCAATAAGTTTACTCATAATTATTCTCCTTTAAATCAATATATTTCTGAACATCGAGGTTATAAAGTTTCAGAGCCTCGATTAATTCATCTAAGCATTTCGGTCCGAAACACCTAATTTCCATGAGATGTTTGGGATCAGTCTCGTAAAGCTGCTTTAAATCCTCAATACCATCGCGAGTTAAGCAATGATACAGTCGAACAGATAGATTCATTTCTTTGACCGAAGGATTCTCAAATGCACTTTGCTTATGCTCAATGCAATCGTGGTAGCCGTTCAAGTAGCCCTCCCGATAAGCTACATTCGCACGTTCTCCGGACCTTACTTCAAAGAACATCATAGGCCCTTTAAATACAATAGCACTATTACTAGGTCGTCTAAAAAATCTAGCCACATGTGATAAAATCTGCTGTACTCTAGCACTGCTGCGGTCGATTGCATCACCAACTTCTTTCTGGGTTTTGTTATCGCGGTAGTAAAGATTAATTACATCTTGACTACGGTCGTCCATCGTTGACATGACGTAATAAAACCCTGCCAAAGTGTTGACGCTCGTGTGTTCTTCAGCCTCCTTTTCAGTCCAAGCATACACAACCGACAAGAAATTATACGGATAAGGATAATCCGGTTTCTTAGTTCTCATAGTCTTCGTCCTCCTTTAATTTTTACCATAAAAAGTGTCCCATTAAAATACCTATTACAAACGGCGCTCCAAAAAGAATAGCATAAGCAATAGCCGCGACTACGCAGCCTGGCCTGTCTTGATTGTTATTCATATCTTGAGCACCTCGTAATCAACACCTTCCTTTAATTCAGATAGCATCTTCTTAAATACAGGGTCAGAATAAGATGTGTGTTCTGACCAGTTGTACCATCGATGATCGAGAGTTCTTTCATACACATCAGAATGAAAAGTGTCGATCCTGATACGTACATTGAGAGCTCCCTTTAACAACTTATCTAGTTTACTAGAAGACTTATCATCCAGCGAATAGTCCTCACGCTCGATAATAGACTCGATTGTTCTTGTTACATTATCATCGTTGTAATCAGCGTATGTTCTAAAGCTCATTGGTTTCTCCCCTTGAAATTGCTGTTTTTATTTGCGAATTATAAGAGACGCGATCTGTACGCAGCCATTTACCACACAGCTAACCATAAGCAGGGCAATGATCGGATGGTCATCAACGAATCTGTACAGCTTATCATCGGTCTTTTCCGGAATAGTGGTCATAGTTATTTCCTCCTTTGAAAATATAAAAAGAAAAAATGGAAACACAGCTTTGCGGTCTTCGAACCCGCGTCTCCTTCACAACATAGTCGTAAAGGCGCATTACCTTTATGCTATTTTGTTACCCGTAATCTCGGGTCGCTGTGTCTCCATCATTATAGGACTTGCATAGTTTGCGAATCACTATTTGTACGGACAGCTCTTCAAGCTCAGCTACTCTACGTGCTTGTTCGATATTATAGTGCCCCACGATATCATAGACAGTCGTTTCGTTGACCGCCTTTAACATAGAGTCGTTAAGATTCTCCGCGACATCTCGAATATCATTCGAATTCAGTATCTTCATCGTCGCTATCATGCTCCTCTCGGGTTAGATCCCATCTATCAGAGTAGTCAGTAACTCGGTCCAGATAATAGTCAACGGGAATGTAGTCATCACCATACTCATTAGCATCTTCAGCATTCCATCGCAAGCACAACGACACATCATCGGGGTCGATGTCCTCTTCGTGACAGAATGTGTCAAATAATGCTACGGCTTCGTCAACGGTTTTAGCACAGAATTCGGTCTCATCTTGTTTATCATCATCTATCCATTCGAAGTGATAGGTTTTAATGAATGCCATTTTGATTACGCCTCCGTTAAGTATTCTGGTGCTGGTAGTGTTAGCGTACAGAAATGGTTCGGTATGAATGTTTCCATTATAGAGCTATCATACGAGCCGTCTTCATCGATTAGGCATGACAAGTCAGTCCACCCGATTAAATGAGTGTCATCAGTGTCGTCAAACCTTATGGGTTTTCCAACTATAGTAGAACAAACATGGAATGCTTGATTTACGGTCACATGATTGGCACATCTAATGATCGTTCTAAGTTTGTCAATAAATTCTATTGTCTGATCTCGATTTCCAAAATAAAAAATCATTTTGTTTAACTCAGATTTATTTTCGCTCGGCTCATTTTTGTAAGCATCTGAAACGTCACATTCATATATGATAATAAACCCTTGCTTATTGTGTACGTTGTCGACTGTTGTCTCAATGACATTCTTTATAGAATATCCACAATCATTGATGGAATCTATACGGTCTCGTAATTCACTTCCAACCTCACGAGATGATACAATTTGCTGAACCAATTCAGTTCTCATAGTTTTCATAATTAATTGCCTCCAAATATAAAATTATTGTCTTATTCTTATGCCGTAATACTTATCATACATCGCGTCTAAGAATCCGTCATCAGGTTCCTTCCCGTCAATAATATCGAGAACTGTGTGGAGTTCTATAGGCATTGCTCCATTAAGTCTCATACTATATAGTAAGGTATTAACGGGGGAACCAGATAAATAAGATCTAATTACACCATCCGTCATTTCTTGCATTTTAATAACAATTTACCTCCTTTACTGAAGCACGGCGGGTTTTGGGAGAACTACCCTCCACGAACCGCTGTCTCTGACAATTACATCAGAAGGATTGTTAGGAAGACTCAACCATCCTAATTTGTAATCGTAGAAGGTGGGTGTATAGTCGATAGTATCATATGTCTTCTCATATTCGTCGACGACATCTCCTACAGCTATTTCTCCGTATTCCGAAACACGATAAATAAGCGTATTACAAAAATTCGCGGCCTCTTCATATGTGTCAAATACCAAACTATGTAATACAGAAGCCGCCTTATTGAGAGTCTTATAATCAACATATGGTGCTCTCTTTACATTCTCAGTAAATATCATGTCATAAACACGATCATACACTGCTCTATATCCGTCAGCTACTTCAGGCGCCAACTCACAATCATCCTTGATATACATCGATAAATTATGAAGAGCGGCTATGTCAGTCTTTTCAACATCAGGAGCCAGATTCACCAGCTCGATAAAAGCATCCATATACTTAACCATAGCTTCTTTCTGTACATTACTAAACATACTCATAACTAATTACCTCCAAATTTTATTTAAATATAAAAATTCTGGGAAGTCCTATGCTTAGAACTCCCCAGACTCAGACTTACTTAATCGACTCTCTGTACATCAGGGAAATTGATCTGCCATCCGCCTGCTACGTGGATGATACCGACATTGGTGAGGTCTCTCCAACCCCAATTGTTGTCAGTAAACCTTGACTGTGGCGCACCCTCATCGAACAGATCATAGAAGTCAGCCACACTTACGTATCCGTACTCCTCGACGTAATCGATAAGATATTGAAGAATGTTCTCGGCGTCTCTACGATTTGAGATTCTTACATTCTCGAATCTCCGTCCTACCTTGGAATAATCCGTGCGAGAGCCATTACTGCCTCTTACGACGATACCGCCGCTACTGCTTCCGGGTCTTGATAAGCTTCCATAGTCTCGCTTGTTGTTGCCGTAGCTCGATGCTTTACCAGGCCTTGACTCGCCATACAGAAATCCATCAATAGCCGCCTTGGATGCATTGGCAATACCATCGATGATCGTAGGCATTACGATATCTACGAATACATAATGCGTTACATCGCCAAAGTTTCTGCCCTGAAAGAACGTGTCCTTGACTTTTGTGAAGATGCTAGGCTTTGATACCTTCGTTCCTTCACTAAGTGTTGGCTTTGGAATAATCTTATGATCAGAGGAAACAGCCGTAGCCGCTTCCTCCTTTTTAGTCTGAGAGTTAGATCTTACATCAAGTCCGTCGAGTTTCATATTTAGTTCCTCCTTTAATTAATAGTATAGTTGTTACTTTCATAGCAGCATCTCGGCTTTGTATCAAGTATGATCTCAAGACACGGGATCTCAGTATCAGGAATCTTCGCAGCCGAGAAGTGATACTTAATAAGTTCGCCATTTGCTTCCCAGTAGAAGATGTTACCAACGTCTGTTTCACTAACACCTCTACCATGATTTGCGATATTAACTGCCACGGTATTAAAGTCGTACAGCAAATCGTTGAGCATTACCTCTTGGCAGTTATTAATAGCGTGATTAGCTCGGATGAAGCACTCCTTGACATCTTCAATTCTAGCACTAAAGATCTGTCCTGTCATTGGCGCCATAAATATCGTGTAACTGGTATTGTCTGAAGCAAAGCGCTTAACTTCATCATCTACCGGAGTGTTCTCAAGCTTCTTTCTTGTTACGGCAGCTTCGATCTCACCAGCCTTCTTCTCTCCGAACTTCTCAATAGTTTTCTTCTGATACTCCTTTAATGACATATCGGCAATCGTGTACGCTGCTGAAAGAGCTGTCTGACGCTTGTCGCTGATGTAGTCCGAGCCGATAACTGCTGCACTTGAGAGAATAAAAGATACAGCTGTCGGCCAGTATGCGGGCGTCACTGCCTTGAATGTCTCGAATGGTGTAAGCTTAATGCTACTACGTTCTTCCTGTGGAATACCTTCTTCGTCGGCCTTTAGTGCCTTAGCCTCATCGATCAGAAGATCAGCCTTAGGCTTAGCATTTACTGCAAATATCACAGTAGTGAAGAATCCTGCAATACCTGCTGCCGTAAGAAGTTTTGGGGAGTGCTTAACCAGCGTCTTCACTCCACCATGTGTGATCTCAGTGATCTTCGTTGTGTCCATAATAATGGCCCTCCTTAAAATATAAAAAATTAAAAGAGATGATAATGCCCCTGGGAATCGAACCCAGTCTATATAGCCATCTACTATATCGCGTCCCGTCCGCGAATCATTATCATCACTCCATTATGGAAGTTGCTTAGTTTGCGAGGTCTCCCAGAATTTACGATCCTTTTCGAACTCCTTGCATACTCGGTCATAAATATCAACCAGAGTTTCCTCGCTGTTATGAGCATCTCGACCAGCATTATATTGGGCAAGAGCGTCAGTGTACCCAAACTCGAATCCTTTAGACCATGGCACTTTACGAAACTTTGTTCTCGGAGATTTTACAAACTGCTGGCCTAGCACAACGTCCGAAAACTTATAAGGAAGATATCTACCGTCGAGCGCATGAAATCTCTTGCACGCATGCTGATACCCTTTATAGTACCCGTTAATATACGCCTTAAAACGGATCTTATTCATAATGCGTTTGAAAATATCAATCATTAGAGTCCTCCGATGTTGGCATACGTTCAAGAGCATCAAGATCGCGTGTAACAGACTCTATTCGATTGCGATGCACGTATGATGGGTAATCATATACCATGGATTTGTTGTATTTAAGAGCCGTGACATATTCAGTCCAGCATCCTTTAGCCTTGAACCAATCACCTGCAAAATATACTATATCTGCGTCAGCCATCTTTTGGATTGACGATCCGAGATACCACAAGCGATCTGGATTTGCAGGCATATTATCGTGATGAATGGTATCAATAAGAGTGGCAGTTTCGTCTTCCTTTAACTCGCCATTTTCGATGAGATCTTTCTTAATATCAGCGAAATACTTATCCATATCAGCTTTGATCTCATCATCTGATCGCCCATTCATGCTCATTGAAATAAAGATTTTCATATCCTAATTCCTCCTTAGAAAAATAAAAGAGAAAGGGGCATTACGCCCCAGTCTCCTCTTCGGTTGTTTCGTCCTTCTCGTCGGATTTGTCATCCTCATACGTACTATCCGGCAGTAATGCCTCAGTAACATCATGGGCGGTCTGCCCCGCAATGCCCGCCGCACCGACCATAAGTGCAATATAACCAATCGCCTCAATCGGGTTCTTGATTTTGTTGTCACCTACGATCTTGCAGCCAACTCTGTTTGCAAACATGCCTCCGCCAATCGCACTTACCCCGCTCACCACTGCAAGGATAGTTTCCTTCGTCTTCTTGTTCATAACAAAATTCCTCCTAAATATAAATTTGGACATTACATCCTATTATAGACCCTGCGCCGTTTGCGAGCTATTGAGTCTTTTAATCTTGCCGTGTTTATCTAAACGCATGATGAGGCGCAATATTGCGAGAACGTCTTCATCAGTGAGATTATACACAACGTCATTTGTTATCTCAGTATCGTATGTAAGATGACCCGATGAATCCATAACACCAAGCTCGAATAGATCTCGTCCTTGAACACTTAGATGCCATTTTGACTTAACCACGCTGGCTCCCCATAAATATCCAGGAAATGTAATCTTGTATCGAAAGCCACCTTCGTCATGATTGGTTTTAATCACTCCGCCCATATCCTTGATTGTCTGCTTAGTAGATTCAGAAAACGGACTCAGCCATACTTTCTCTCGTCTGGTCCACGATTCTACCAAGATAGGTTTCTCTTCCATATCATATACTCCTTTAATTTCGAAAGGCAAAAGGGACCTGTTAAAGTCCCCTCGCCTCTGACCATAAATTCAATCGTTCTTCCACGGCTGATACTCGTCATACATCTTCTGATACTTGGCTTCCAGCGTTGTCAAATACTTAGTCATTTTCTCAAGCGCGGACATCTCCTTAGCCGTAAGTGTGCTTTCGACATACTTGCTGTCGAGCATCTTACGAGCTCCATTAGCCGCGTCATGTGAATAATACTTAGCATCCACAAGTGCTTTCTTCTCCAGTTCATTTAACTTTTTCATAACAAATTCCTCCTATAGAATATAAAGTTTGAACTTATCGTTCTATTATGAGGGCTGTCTATTTTGCGAGAAAAAGAGAGCGACATTGAGCCGCCCTCGAACTGCTTACCAGGTATCCCTGAGGCAGACACTGTCCTTGTAAATTTCCGTTCCAATATAGGCCTTATCAAACGGTTCTTCACCGTTGATACCTGCCATAATATTGACAACGATATCTTTATCAGCACAAATGTCTCTGATTTCCTCAAGCTTACCCATAATGGCAGCCTCGGTCTGATCAATATCGATCTCCTTTCTCAGCATTTCTGCAATTTCCTGATCGTCTACATTCAGCGTGTTCGGTCCAGCTACCTTTTCGCCGCCTGTGATAACTCCGCCAAGATTACCGAACTCATCGTCGACCGAAGAGCACGCCTTCTTAAAGAATACAAATCCGCCAACAGCTACTGCTGCGCCGATTGCTCCTTTAACAATCGTACCCTTGTGGTCGTGCCAGAATGATTCGGTTTTAACCTTAACCTCATTCACACGCTCCTTAAAAGTCTTCTTTTCCATAATAATTACCTCCTATAAATATGAATTTCAGGATAGCTTTAATGCTACCTATAAAGAGACCTGTCTAGATTGCGAAAGACTAAAGAGGCCTGTATAGACCCCTTTAAGTCGTCTGCGGTTTATTACTTCAGGATCCGCATATCCCGCAAGATGTCCTCTGTGTATTCGCCAGCACGCTTACGCTGAACAAGTTCGGTTCTCTCAGCATTCGTCATGTTCCGCTTGAGCTCCCAATGAAGCCCGGTGGCTGGATCATAGTAGCATTTATCCATGCGATCTTCGTGTCTGTCTTGTGCACTACCGCGTACGAGTTTAATTAATTTTACCGTACCAGTAGCCGCTCCAATAACGACAGGAAGAGCTCGAACAATCTCGCCACTATGATCAGCCGTCCATCTGAGAGCCTCATTAGCTCTATTGCTTACCGCGGTTTTGATCTCTGAGATTTTGTCTCGAATCTTATCCTTTGTACTGCGTGTGTCGTTTACAATAATTTCCATTTACGACACCTCCTTTCTATTATAGAACCTGTCTAATTTACGAGAAAAAGAAAGGGGACTTGTGCCCCTCTCTGATCAAATATCACGATCAATACAATATCCACTGTGCGTGTAATGTTCCAGATCGAAATACTCGGGATAATCACTGGATCCTCCCAGCATTGCTCCCAGAGAAATTTCGACTCCTTTATCCTTACACGTTTCGTGAAGTGTCTGCATCTGATCGATAATCCGATCGTCCAGTTCTACAAGTCCTTTCTCTTCCCAAACCTTATCAGTCAGGAGTTCAATCTTGTCAGCCTTAGTGCCGCTCAAAGTATCAGGGTCGATCTTCGTGAGTTCCTTTAAATCACTCAGTCCTCGCTCCTGGATACTAGCTACCATGCCGTCTCCCGCCTTCTTCAAAGCAAAGATACCAGCAATACCAGCTCCAACGATAAGAGCTCCAGTGATAACCTGCTCATCATAATCGTCCCACCATTCCTTAAGTCTTTCCTTGAACGGCTTCTTTTCCTTAGCATTTTTCATAAATATCATTCCTTTCCGAACCGTTTTTGGTTCATTAAGTGAGTTGTCTAAATTGCGAAAAAAAAAAACAAGGAGGAAGCTGTTACACTTCCTCGTTCTCGTAAAACCGCTGTTGTCTGGCAGCCTCTTCAAGTGCCTGTGATAAGTGGTCATACTCTTTGTAATCATGTCTCTCTGTGCACGGTCCTTCTTCTCGAATCGTGAAGAGATGATACTCAACAAAGTAGCCTTCCTGCCTATCAATCTTAACCTTGAAGAATCTACCATCGATCTTAACCTCGTATTTTACAATATTCGTAATAGTCATAATTTTCCTCCTTTAATTTCGGGGATCAGCCCTTTGCTTCTCCCTCTATTAAGAGGATTGAAAATCATGCGAGAGCAGAGTTTTGGAGTAACAAGTAGCATGCAAGAACGGCAAAAAACTAAAGAGACCTGTATAGATCCCTTTAGCTCATCAATACTTACTTGCTATCCTTATTTCTCATGATGATTGAAACCAGGATAAGACATACTGCCACTATCAGGAGCATTTCACTCATTTATTACCATCCTCCTTTCTGCGCTTCTCAGGCTTAGCTATAACTGCAATGATCAGTGAGATTACATCACGTATAATCGACACTGAGCCTACAATTATCAATGCTAGAAGCACTGCAAGCACAATCAGTATTGTTTGAATAATCATAAGCTTACTCTCCTTTCTAGTAGTCAATAAGACTCCTATAAAGAGAGCTGTCTAGATTGCGAAAAAAAGAGAGGCGAGTTGCCACTCCTGCAAATATCAATCGACATACGTAAATCTAGTTGTCAGAATAAAGCCGGTCTTCAAGTCGTAATCATACTCAGTCTGCGTACAATTGCTCGGAGATACGACAATAAACGTCTGAACTTCTTCAACGCTGTCGGGATCTTCCCAGTGGCCCTCGCCATACTTATTCGATATTTCCTCCTTCATGTCTATAATGCCTTGCTCATACCATTTAAGTTCTCTTGTCTCGGTGATTTGTTCTGCGTGACTAGTTGTGTTTCCACATCCTGTACATATAATAGCACATATCACCATAATCATAACAAAAGTCTTTTTCATAATGATCGCTCCTTTAATTATAGTAAGGCGTAATACCTTCTATTAAGAGGATTGAACCATTTGCGAAAAAAGAAAGGGGCGTGTTTAGTTTACGCCCCTTTAATAACATCAGTCCTCCTTTTTCGGCTCACCTGCCGGATGCATGATACCGATCTCCCTCTCTTCCTTAGCGTAGAAAAGCTCAAATTCGTTGATGTACTCCCTCACGTCTCTATCACTGAGCCACACACTTGTGTCAGTGCTGAAACGCTTTTTGTACGCCTCCTTTACAGCCTCTTCAAACGCCTTGTCGAGAGCGTTCAGTCTCATTTCTTTTACATGCATATCCATTTAGCATACCTCCAATAAAATATAATTTGGACTTGGTGTCCTATAATAGGAATTGACCAGTTTGCGAGAAAAACAAGGAGGAAGCTGTTACACTTCCTCGATTTGTACTTGGCAGAGATCAATAAGCCTCTTATCCAAGGTTCGGGTTTTTGCATCAAATTCTTCTCTGGTTAACTCACCACTCAAATACTGGATCCTCCAGTCGTTGAGTAGATCAGCTATCCGATCTATTAATTGATTATTAGCCTTCACCTGCATCGGTCTTACAATCGTCTCTACATATTCCTTCTTAGTCATTATAATCATTTCCTCCTTTAGTTTGGGGAGTATAGCCCTTTGCTTCTCCCTCTATTAAGAGGATTGAAAATCATGCGAGGAGCGGAGTTTTGGTGTAGCCAGTAGCATGCGAGAGAAGAGTTTTTGGTACGACCAGTGTTATGCGATAGGGCAAAAAAGAAAGAGACCTGAAGCCTTTACGACCCCAGGTTCTTCCTTTAGCGTGTCTTACTTGTCCGTCTTAAAGAAGTCGCGAACATCAGTGACCCTGTTCTTGAACCACTTCGGTACGACCTGATCTTGGTCATATACCATCATCAGGAACGTCGACCCGAGTCCAGCTAAAATAGTGGATCCGCCAGCAATTACAGCATTAGGATCAACTTTCTTCCGCTGGGGTACAGTCTGTGCTACATTTGCACGCTGTTCCGCCAAAACAGTAAGATTGTCAATCGCCCTGCTATATTCGCAAGACTGACTCCCTTTCTCAGCCAGAATCTTCGCAGCGTCCTGCTGGGCAACCGCGATCTGTTCGTCCAGTACTTCAAGTACCGTCTTGGGTTTCTGTGTTTTAGTCTTCTTTTTGAACATTTTCTTGTTCATATAAAACACCTCCTCATTATAGTCCCTGTCCCGTTTGCGAGAAAAACAAGGAGGAAGCTGTTACACTTCCTCAGTTTCTACGTTCCACAATTCAGCGATCCGATCTTTAGTCATCTGCCACTTCTCTTCGAATTCCTTTCGTGATATCTTTCCGCTTATATATTCAATGCGAATATCGTTAAGCAGGTCAGCTATACGATTAACTATCTGATCGTTAGCCTTGACAATCATCTGTCTACCGAATCTGTCGTCAAACTCTTTCATAGTCATAATAATTCCTCCTTTGTTTTGTGGGGATCAGCCCTTTGCTTCTCCCTCTATTAAGAGGATTGAAAATCATGCGAGGGAAGAGTTTTTGGTGTGACTATTATTATGCAAGAGTATCAGGTTATGCGGTACCAGTCCAGTTGATCGTAAAGTTTGTAGCGCCCCATCCAGTAGCATATCCAGGAATAGCGTTGGCTTTGCGATTGATGTTGAATGTTACACCATCACATCCAGCGAACGCAGAAGAGTTGATTGTTGTCATTGTATTCGGAAGATTAACAGTGGTTAGACTTGTGCAATTGAGAAATGCATTGGTATTAATAGTTTTAAGCACCGGATTAGACGCTGATGATGGTGTAAAGGTTACCATATTACTACACCCTTCAAAAGCGTTCGCATTAATTGTCGTTACCTTCGGCGGTAATATAAAATCGACAAACCCAACACATCCTCTAAAGCAACCAGTACCAATAGACGTCCACAATGGCGCCGTTATAGAAGCGAGACTTGTACAACCATCAAACATGTAAGACGAACTTCCAGTTTGCTTAGAGATCGTTGCTGATTGCAAAGCCGTACAATTCTCAAACGTACTAGCGCCTATCGAAGTTGGCATAGAAAGGATTATTGATGTAAGACTAGTACAACCGCTAAAGCACTTCTCTCCAACAGTGTAAGTCTTAGCATTTTCGGTAAACGTTGTCAAACCGGTACATCCAGCAAATGCTTGAATGCCTACGGATGTTACTGCTGTTGGAAGAGCGAAAGACGTTAATGAGGAGCAACCGTAAAATGCCGTCTTAGCGATAGTCTTTATTGTCGACTGGAGTTCGATCGATGTTAACGATCTACAACCAGAGAAGCAGCCTTCACCAATAGTCGTATACTTTTCACCGATAACCGTGGTCGACGGATTCTCAGTGTTGACGGTAACCGTTCGTAGATTATAGCAGTCTTGGAATCCGTATGCGGGCATGGTGGTAGTATTACGCGGAAGGGTAATCGTGACAAGACTTTCACATCCCCGACACATGCCACTACCCATGGACGTAACCGTTTTAGCAATTGGCAAATTCGCTAGATTAGTGCAATTAGAAAACGCATAGTTACCTATGGATGTTAATTTTACAGTTTGACCGTCTGGAATTACGTATTCAAATTTCTCCATCGCACTGCATTCAGTAAAAGCAAATTGACCAATAGAGGTAACAGTATAAGGAATGCGTACGGCAGTTCCTTCTGAAACGGTGGCCGTTATACTCGGATATCGAATGTCAATAAGACTTTTACAATTTTCAAATGCGTATGCGTCGATAGAAGTAATTAACGAAGACGAATCATCGTAATCTATTATTACAACCGATATGAGCGATTCGCACCCGGAAAACGATGACGCCGGTATTTTTTTAGGCGTGTCGAACGTTAGCTTGATCGTTTCTAGACTTGTACAATTTTCAAAAGAACCAACATCAGGATTTATTACATCTTCTGATTGAAATGACTTTAATGATGTGCAATTAGCAAAACCGCTTTCATATACGCGAGTCGGTCTATCGGTCAAGAATACATTGGCGAGTTTTGTACAACCAAAAAACATTTGCGTGCCAACTGGATAGTACCAATCACTAGAGGCCGGCATTTTTACAGTTTCCAGATTCTCGCATCCCATGAACATAGAACTAATGCTATTTACGCCATTGCCGGTCAATGGCATGTTGTCATCGGAATAGTCTAAGTGCGTGAGATCAGCATATGTCAATTGCTTACAGTCTTTAAACGCGCTGTCATATATGTCTATAACGCAATGTGACCCATATACCATCTCGTCTTTTTCTGGTAAAACCAACTGTGTAATAGCGCTACCTTCAAAAGCGCTTTCCCCGATGGTGTATATCGTTGGCGTTATAATATTACTAACATTAGTTAAACCAGTACCTTTAAACATGCTGTCGGAAATAAACCACAAATTTTCGGGCATATCGACGGTCGTCAATGATTCACAGCCGTCGAACATAGATACGTACGTATCGCGAGCGTAATCGTCTGGCCATAACGAACCACCAGACATACGCTCTTGAACTATTTCTGAAGCCGTTCTAATATTCACGTTAGTCGGCAGATCAATCTCGGTAATCGATTCACAACCCTTGAAGCAGTGTTTTCCGAATGTAACGTTATTATCTGGAATCTCGATCTCAAGAAGACTGGAGCAATTTAAGAAAGCATCGTCCTGTATTTCAATTGTCCCTTCCGGAATAACGATCGACTCGATTGAAGTAATACCCTTGAACGCTTCGCTGCCGATTACTGTACACTCGGTGGGAATAATCGCACTGATCGTGTTGGTGCTAAGTCTAAAAGTAGTCGGATCACTAATAAATATTGCACCGCTACTACTTCCGCCTTCTTGTTGAGAAAGCTTGTAAAGAGCGTCGTGAATAGCCATTCGAATATCTTTTCCGTACGTCCCTTCACGAATGACCGCTAACTCGCCTTTAATTGCTGACCCAGGATACATGAGTTTTACCAGCTTCTCTAAAGCTGAGTCGACATTGCTTAGTACTTCTTCCCCGCCAGGTTTAGACTTTATAGCATCAAGTTGGGAACTAATATCAACTGCCATTTTGATTCATCTCCTTCTTATTACGGATCCCACTCAACGGTGGCATTTGTAGCACCCCATGGAGCATAGGAAGAACCTGTTACCTGATCGGCAGATTTACGAATAACAAGCCGACTGATTCCTGTACAGCCAAAGAAAGCCTGCTGCTGTATTTCCAATACTGATGACGGAATCTCTACAGTTCCACTTATAAGATCACAATTGGCGAAACATCCATTTAGAAACCGCTCGGCACCGTTTTCAAAAGCGAGTTCAGTTATTCTTGCGTTTTGCAAACACCCGCCTTCGAATGTTTTAATGTTACCGGGAATGGGTCCTCCTATATCCACCAAGCTAGATCCATCGATACTAGCATATACACCTGCTGCCATAGTCGCAATACTTCTTGAGAAATTTGCTTTAGTTAGCATAGGACACAAAGACATAAAACCACTAGCCATGTCGGTTATTGCATCGCTAACATGACACACATAAACATTGCCAAACGATATATATTGAGCCGGTGTTATGCCAGTCGAAGTAATCTGAGACCCAAAATGTAACTCCAGTCTAGGATATGCTACTGGATTATTGAATTGTGATCTTAAAGCCGTTGAAACTTCTGAATGATCGGTAGACGCTAATAAAATATCGATCGGCTCTAATTCCTCATTAAGAAGTAGAATGCTAACCTTTGTCTCGTCAATTGTTATTCCCGGACTTACAGGACTAAAACGCTGCCATAAAAGCTCGTTATCTTTGTAGATCTTCTTTAGGGGTATCTGACCGTAATAAATGTGTGGATTATATATCATCTGGTAATGGTGCCCCCTTCCATATGATTTGGCAATCTTCCGGCAAGTAATCAGTAATGGTTGGCGCGTGACCTTCTTTATATAATTTAGGCGTCCATACATCGCCGTTGGCGTCCATAATACTGTCTTCTTCCCTATAAATAATAATCGTCTTCAATTTAGTACAGGCATGAAAAACGCCAAGCTCTGTAGAGAAACTTTGCATTTTAGCGGGATCATCCATAATCTGTGCTACATCTTTTCCTATTATAACGGTTTCTAACTCGTAACACCACCTGAATGCACCCTTTTGTATAACAGTTGGTCCATTGGGGATGATAATCGATGGTAGACTATAGCATCCCGAAAATGCTTCCTCACCAATTTCAGCGACTGTTGACGGTATACTAACATGTGCAAGCGAGGTACAGTGCTCGCATACCCCGTTTGATATAGTGCGTAGCCCCTTAGGGAAATCAAGGCTCTTTATAGAACGACAATTATAAAAAGCTCTTACACCAATGTTGGTAACGAATGGGGGTATTACAACATTATCCAACAAATAACATAGTGCAAACGCATTATCGCCTATAGTGCCTAAGTCTGAAGGTAAATCAATGGTCGTTAGAGATTCACAACCAGCGAAGGCCTCTTGCTTAATAATCAGTACGGCGTTTGGTATCTGAATCTCCGGCAATTCCCTACAATAATAAAAAGCCCGTTCACCGATACTTTTGCAGTTAACTTCGTCCTGTAGCACAACGATTTTTAGTTTATAACAATATGCAAACGTGTAATCATTAATCGTATATTGTGAGCCCGGGTGTGCTACGACCGTTTCAAGATTACCGCACGCCTCAAACGAATGTGCGCCTAGTGATGATGATAATGCGTCGAATTCTACACGCTCCAATTCTTCACAATAGCCAAAAGCGTACGGGCCGATATAATGAACCTGACTCAAATCAATATTCTTCAGCTTCGAGCACGTCATAAACGCCCGTTCGCCAATACTATTAACCTTATTGATATCAATCGTAATTAATCCGCTTCCATAAAATCCTTGATACTCGATTGTCGTTACGTTATCCGGAAGATGTACGTCATCTAATATAGTACAACCGTAAAACATGCTATAAGATATGACGCTCAATGAATTACCGATAGTAATGGATTCTAACCGATAATTAGATTTGAATTCCGATCCGCGTGACGACGAAATAACGCATCTATTGGGTATAGCCACCGAACGTAACTGAGTAGATTCGAACGCTCCGTTATAGATTTGCAGCTGTATATCTGATTCTGAAAACGTAAGATATTGCAAGGCACTACCGTTAAAAGCGGCGGATGAAATAACACGTACTGTGCCAGGAACATGAAAAGCTACCATATTAGGACATGATTGGAACGTTCTTTCTGACACGGCCACTACTCCACATTCCTCGCCAATCCAGATACGGTACATAGCGTCAGGATCGTTCTCGTAATACTCATCGAGCTTTGCACGGGCTTCGGAGAGTGTCTTACAATAGAAAATATCATCGGTATCTGCGTCACCATCTAGCATAATTACGGAAATCCAATAGTCTTTCCATACCGGTTCTGTTGGATCATATATACAATATGCAACATTCTGATCCTTTACTTCTAAAGCATCATACTCCTCTTGTGTCATAAGCATTTTTGTGGTAGCTTGGAGACCGTGGTTGTAAAGTATCCAAAGAGCATCTGAAATAGGCCCCCGAATATCTTTACCATATGTACCCTTATGGATTTCTCGTCCTTGTCCCTCTATATGTACTGCCATTTTGAATTTTCACCTCCAATTATCTAAGCCACACAATCTCAGCGTCTGGTGCTCCCCATGGCGCTCCTTCTATGGAGTCTGCTTCCTTATCGATAACGATTGTTTTCAATGAGTCACATCTTTGAAAAGCATTTTGCCCGATGGCTGTCACAGAATTTGGGATCTCAATTCGTTCGAGATTTTCGCAATGAACAAACGCTCCGCCTCCAATGTAAAGTAAACCATCATTTAACTGTATCGACTCTAGTGTGGCTAGTCCCTGAAAAGCACTGTTATCGATATATCGGAGTAGGGGGTGGCATATGAATTCTTTTATCGCTACATCGTCATTGAATAACCCGAAGGAAATCGTGTCCTCAGTAATGTCATCAAATGCTCGAACATAATATTGAATATTCGTCGACACCCCTTCATCTTCGCTATAATTCTCTTTAAGATATCTACTAAGTGCAGTAAGATTCTGGAATTTATACGCATTACCAGTCCGTACTCCGGTATTATTATCGTATTCTATCGCTACGATGGAATACGGTTCCACAATGCCGTACAAAGTATCTGGATCTGGAGCAGGAAGCCCGTCATAGGCCTCCTGTGTCTCCTCAACAATCTCCAGATTTGGATCCATAACAGACTCTGCCATCTTCAGGAGCGCGTCATGAATCGCCATTCGAAGCTTTCGACCCTCCGGAGAGGTGGCGATTATAGACAACTCCTCATGAATATCTGCTTTGACGTACATTGTGGTGTTAAGAATCCTCATCGCCTCGATGATTGCGGCCGCTACAGGTTCTCCCAACGCCTGATTGTCCACGATATCGAGTTCATCTATAAATGCCATTTATACCCCTCCCTCATAAATTAAACGGTATGCTTAACTCTATCGGCTTCTTCGGCTCGCTTACCGTCGTTCCAGCGGCCCATATCGCCTACGAGATATCCGGTGATGCGACGAATGCGCTCGAACGGAATATCCTTGAGTGTCCATTCCAGATCAACGTACTCGCCGTCAACCTTGATAGTAACACTCTCGAGTTCTCTCTTGCCGACCTTCTCCTTGACATAGTCGACGTAAATCTTCTTTTCATCAGGGTGAATAGCTTCACCAATAACTTTTACTTCCATTTTGATGACCTCCTTTGGGATACTTTAAGCGAATACGCCTATTATTGAGACCTTAGCTGCAGCCCCTTTTGTACTGATAGTCATTGATCCAGTGCTCGGCGTAAAGCTATAATATTGACCGTTGACGTTGGGACTACTAGCTCTAAAGCTTACTATTAGATAGCCACTGATATTGCTAGTAACACCCATGTCTGATAACGGACACGGAAAAGCAATGTAATGCTCAGAATAAACACTGTTATATGCCATTTGACCAAAAATATAAAGTGTGTGAATCTGATTGTAATATACAGCATGCAAATCGGCACTTGAAACATTGTAGCTAGACGTTAGGTCATAAATTTCTATACCACTCGGAATCCCAAGAATATCATTTGGAAACTCCTCAAAGCCATCGTTCTCGCCAACGACCCCCCATTGTGGTGATGGCATTAGCGATATCAGTTTTGGCTGTAATGAGCCTGGAAAGGTTTTCTGCTATTGTGTGTTCAGGCATTTTTAAGACCTCCTTTTAAGATATACTGATGAATAATCCGTTATTAAAATGTAGTGTACTTGTGGTACCGTCAGGGTTAGCAACGGGTATATCACCTGTAGCGCCATATGCACCACCCCATCCAGCAGGATAAACAAGACCGTTTAACACTATAGGACCATCGAGTATTATAGGACCGTTACCAGTCGCAACTATTCGAATACCGGTGGCTCCTCCTTGATATACGTCACCCATGTAAATTCTTCCGGCTACTGTCCACGGACGCTGAGTGTCTGGTGGATCATTATATACGCTTCCTTCTATGATACCATCATTGATCATAATTTGACGCGTCTGGCCACCATAGTCTGCCGCTATACCCTGCTGCAATATACCTTTATCCTTGTTTATTTCGACCATGTTTCCATGATCTTCATCTGATCCCCAAGGCAGTTTTGTTGGACTCTTGATGATTATCTGACCATCTGGATGGTCCTGGTCACCACCAACGCCAAGAGTCAGCGTGCCACCCAGAATTTTATCGGCGTACATGGTGCCAAACAATGCAGAGTTTGCAAGAATCTGGCCGGTACCGTTAGCGAGTGTAATTGTTGACGGATTTCCGACACCGTTGCCATAGAATACTTGACCATTTGCGTTAATGAGCAAGCATGCAACGTCTTTCATTGGTCCGTTCGGATCGCTAATATCACTCCAACGAGCACTTGGATAGTCGCCAGTATAATCAACATAGTATCCTTCGGGTTCTGGATGGAGTTCATCCGGGGCATGCCATACCTTGAAAAATCCTATACCAGTCGGTTGATCAGCGTCGTTTGTTACTGTGACAACTGCACCAGTCGCAAAGCCATCAATAATAGCGGCTTCAGCATTCTTCCTGGCCTCGCTTAAAATATAACTCTGACTAGATCCAGCATTAATCTTTGCTAGAAGTTCACTATTGGTGTTATTGTTAATTGAGGTAAGCGTCTGTACCGTTTCAGAACCGAGATCAAACTGCATATTCTCGGGCTTGTTGAGCGGAATATCAAGAGAGCTAATCTCGAAGAATCGTGCTAGACCATGCGGACGAGAAGATACATAGATATACGAGTTAACGTCCAGAGCATCTGTGTCAACGCCAAGGATACTCAGATCAAGCGCCTTTACGGACAGGGTCATCTTATCAAACTGACCGGATGCAAGATACGTCTTTGCCTTGTAGTAAAGCTCGTCGGGATTCTCGCACTCATTGAACGTAACGACCTTCTCAATCCAACCGTATTCCTGAAGAGAGGAGTTAGCGGGTTCGTACATCGACGGAATGCTCGCACCTTGCTCAAACATAAGCTCTGATACTGCACTGATGGCTGTTACTTCATCCGCCACATCGTCGTGAGACGAATAGAACATGAACTTAACCTTGGATCTGATTTTCTTGCCAGCATCGTCGCCTTCTTCATATTCGCCTCTATCGGGGATTGTGATTTTAGCTCCTGAATTATCTGTCATTTTAATCCAATCGGTACTATCAGCATAAGTTCCGTCCTCGTTATAGAAGAACGCCTTAACGTTAATCACACGAGTATCGTCAGCGGAGGTTTTTGTAGTTCTACCATGAATGAGATAATCACCGGGCTCGAAACCAATTACCTTACTATCGCGATTAAGCGTGTACACGAAGTCTGCCGTGCGAATTTTACTCATATCGGTAACTTGATTCGGTTTACCAATGAGATCACCAGACTCGAACAATCCACCCTGCTCCATTGACGAATTGAACAGGTTCTTAGACTCAGCTGTTACGTACAAGCTGCCGTGTTTTTCACCCTTGGTAACCACGAGCTTCGTGACATACTTAAGACCGGTCTCTGGATCGACAACTGTGGGGTCTGGGAATTCTGCAGTAGACGTAGCGTATTTGAGCATTACCTTTATCTTATACGTAGTGTTACCATCCTCGGGAAGTGTAAATCGAGCAGGTAACGTAAGCCACTCAGTATTTCCCTTAAATAGTCCTGCATAAGTATACCACAAAACTCTAGCCTGCAATATCTTATCCTCGGTAGTAGCGACATTTATAGAGTACTGCCCGTTTTCGAAAAATGGATATGTGCTACCATTTTGAATGAAATTGGCCGATCTAATAAAGTGCCTATCTACTTCGCCAGTTTCTCCAGGATTATCCTCACCTTTCACGTTGAGCTTGCCGTATTCGAATCCTGGCAAATCTCCTTCTCCAGGCACACCGTCAGTCAAATTTATCGTAGAAACAAGTGCATCCTCAGCGGTATAGTATTCGTCAAGCTGATCGGTAACTTGTGCTGATACATTTACTCGAAGCTGAATATCGCCACCGAACGAGCCGACGGTCAGTACATAATATTGATCAGTCGTGCTCACTGGCACCTCGACAGCTTCTTCGACCATATCGGAAAAACCGAGAGGAACCGACGAATATTTACCTGATGTATACTGAAGTGCAGGATCCATGGTCTGCCAAGTATACATACCCCATCCGGCGTGCATACGAGAACTGATGTAAATTGTGTTTCTTACTTCGTTTGTAGATGCTTTGATCTTCAGAACGGCGGTAGAATAGCCTTCCCACCCAGGTTCTCCCTCATGTTCTCTGTTGATGATGTCGCCGCCAGCCTTAATATCGGCTTCTGTATTAATATACGTGCCAAGGGTTTTTACCTGTACAATTCCCCAACCGCGATCGCTATCATACCTACCAGCGCCCTCCGGATCGAGAGTCAGATCAATCGCATCGCCAATTTGTGTAGTATTTGCGCGTGTCTTTACTGCACCAAGGGGTACAATGACAGTAGCGAGTTCAGACATATCGAAATTCGAAGTATAATCGAGAAGGTTCTTGCCGAATTCGACAGACTGGGTAGACGAGCTGATAACGCCAGTAAAGAACTTAATGTAATTACCGTATACTCCGTCTATTGTTTTCTTCTCGATCTTCATATGACAATTGTAATCCGTACATACCTGATTGAGAACCTCGAGTGTCTGTTCAAACTGTGTTGCTCTATATTCGATGACACCACCTTCAACCGCCTGGTATTCAAAGTAGATTTTACGGTTGTCTGGTACTTTTGAGTTATGAATATCAATAACTGACTTGATGAACTGTTCCAAAGTCACGTTACGGTATTCTCTCTGGGGCTGACAGGTATCATTGAAGTAAGCAAGAGCGCCCTCGCAATAGATGTGACGGTTCTTCAGAAAATCATAGCTATCCTCAATGATTCTGCCTTCCCAGATTTCTTTATCGTTTCGCTTAACAGTAAGCGTTGATTTCATTCGTTTAAGTGTGTCATATCCAACATTGACAGGAGGCAGGACCGCGTCTAACGATCCTGCTGCACTGTCTGCTATTTTGAGCACTGGGGAGTCCATCTTGTACTCAGGTGTTGGATATCGATCATTGTATATGCATACTCCATCAGCGTATATACTATACATGATTAAATCCTCCCAGGTTTAAAGTTTATCGAAATAAATCCCTTGCCTCGAACTTGTAACTCGAGCTCGTTCGTTCCGGTAAAATTACTAACGATGTACCTCGGAATCGGTTTGCCATTAACATTTCCAGTATACGAGTCATAGTCACCGCTTCCACCGATGTCAATTCCTAGCTCTTTGTTGTAGAACCTAATCTGCATTTCTTCATAACTTCCATCTTGTTTTTTGTCAGGATGCAGACTTAGAATGATCGTAACCGGCATATTACCAATCACGTTGGTCAGTATATCACGTCGATCTTTATAGCCATGATAGGTTCCGTCGTCTTCAGTCTCATCACCGTCAAACCGCTGGTAGTTCGTTCGAATTATCCATTCCCAATCATTTACCGTTAGATCGTCCGCGGTTACCCGATGATAGTATGGGTTCCAGCATTCAGTCGGCATTCGCTGAGCGATTGTTCCGGATCGGAAATTGAACGGATCCCAAAGCCAATCGCCAAGGATGTCATACAGCCGATACTTGTATGGTTCAAGATTGTAGTTAAGTGTTATCGTGGATCTCGTTTTCCCAGTAGACCATGACCCTACACTCCATCTACCGGCATAATACCACTCGGGATCTTCTTCGTAAACGCAAAACAATCGCTTTCCGTGAACCGATCCGAGAATATCTGAGTATGCCTCTTGCCAATTTCGAAAATCGTTAACGACCGCAAAATCGAACGAGCCAGTTCTATTACCAAACGTAGGATATCCAGTAATCGCCTGAGACAGGTCAATTACGCCATTCATTCCATCAATTTTGACTTCGGTTTTATGCAATTCGGGAGGAGCGAAGGCGGGCCGCTCGGTTGGAACGATCCGCCAATGATCCCACGTGTTTCTAGTGATTTCCAAGTCGTAAGATTTACGTACATCGCTACCAGGATCGGGCTGGTAAACGCCTTTAACGTAATTAGGATCTATAAATGTTAACGAATAATACATTACCTTTAACCCCCTCTCCTTGTTCTAGTAGCTCTCTGTCCAAGCGCCTGATCCATTGGACCGACAAGTTCGCCGACAAGTACACCGGTGTCAAGTCGTACGTCAGTGTCTGCGAATCCTTGTGCCATCTCGTTCAATCGCTCGTTAAGTTGTGTGATAGCGTTAATTACGTTAGTGTCGTCATACGGTTCAGGCTGGTTTTCAGCCATCATAGATTCGAAGTCATACGCATCCATGTTAGCAAGAGAATTAGTAGTATCCAGTGAGAACGCCGATGCGCCATCACCGAACATACTGCCAAAGTCGAAACCACCCGCATAATCCTCGTACTGGAGATTATCCATATCGAGAACCGGGGTGATAGTCATAGTCGGGTTTTCTTCCGCCTCATACTGTGAAAGTACGTCGGCAAAGTTGTACATATTAGAGGTGTCGATCTCGGGCTGCGGGATCTGCGCCATAGACTCGGTGAAAGCACTAGTGTCTATTTCGGGCATCTTAAATTTCTGATCGAACAAAGATTGAGTGTTATTACGCATATCCTCAACCTGTGCCTTCATGTTGTCCTTTACATTAGACACGCTTGCTTCAGCTTCCGGTCCGGATTCCTCAACGCCGTTCTTGAATCCTTCCATAACCAGCTGACCTTGCTCTTCAGCCCAGTGAGACGGAGAACCCATGATGAATCCAAGAGGACCAACGATGATGTTCTTTATGCCATCGACAAAACCAGTAACCGCGTCTGTCATTTTGCTAGCTTCATCTTCATCGGTAAAACCAAGGAAGAATCCATGGATAAGATCCTTGCCGGCTTTCTTGAAGTCTTCGATCTTTCCTTTAATGTCAGTAACCAGATTATCAATCTTTTCGATGATGTAATCGCGTATTTCTTGCTGACCCAGTTTAATACTATCCCATAGATCAAGGATCCACGCCCATACAGACATCAAGATACCCCAGAGCCATTTACCGAGATCAGTTACTAAACAAGTAAAGAATTCAGCAATAAGGTTTCCGAGTTCCTCAGGCCAATGGAACAGCCAATAAAGTCCCGTTTCAATCCATCCGTCAAATGTCTCAAGTGCCTTCTGTAACCAGGTGCCAGCGGATTCAAAAGCATCGTATAACCACGCCCCGAAGTTCTCGAGGGCCTTATAAGCATCGCTCTCTTCCCACTTCATCCAGAGTTTGCCGAGCGTCGCTATAAGTAATCCCCATAAAGCTTCCAAGAGATGAACTATACCTTCAGCCAGTGATTCCTGATTATTTTCTATTGCTACGGCCAACGCCTCGATGATCGCGGCAATAAGTTTAACGAGCTCTTCAACTACGGGACCTATATTAGCTGCTGTTACTCTAAGAATATCTGCTAAACTCTGAAGTAAAAATGCTATAAACGGTCCCAGCATAGTTAATGTTGAAGCAGCGATGACCCCTAAGAAAGCGCCTATCTTTGCTGTAATAAATGGTACATTGATGATCATCCAGTCCATGAAATTCAGGAATGCATTCATAGCAGAATTCAAAACCTGTGGATCAAATATACTATCAAAGAAATTAGCAAGCACATCACCACCATTACTACCTATCTGCTGTATAAGACTATAAAGTCTCTTAGCCGCGTCTACAAACACCCATACAGCAGCTGCAGTGGCTAACAGAGCTCCAGCAAATATCAAGAAGTTTAGTGCGAAGGAGGAAATATTGAACTTTGCAACTACGTTAAGTCCCTTTGGCGCAGCTATCGCTGACATGAAACCAAATACCACAATCAAAGCAGCCACGATGCTACCGATCGTCTTAATCGCTGATAGACCTCTCTCTAGAGAAGTATCATCAAGTTGGCCTAACGTCGCTACTAGTCCAGCGAACGCATACATAGTAGTAGTTATGATAGCCATCGCACCACCGAGAACGATCAGACCGCCAATACGTCCACCAAGACTAGTACACAATGTAGCCAGCAGCATAAACGCGCCAACGATTCCTGACAATTGAATAATATCAAGTATTGCCTCGTCCATAGCATCTTCGCCATATCGATTATGCAATATTACTAAGCCAGCTAGAGCACCGACCATAGCGTCAATAGTAGCGCCGATAGCCATCATAATAAGTCCAATAGATCCTATTTTGGTAGTTTTAGCGAGTGCAGTAATACCTATCATTGTAGCCAGCATAAGTATTACACCAGACATAATTGTGATCATGGCGCCTATAGCTGCTTTCATAGAGCCTTCTTTTGCCATATCAGCAGCCGCTACAAGACCTACGAATCCACCAATCATAATATCAATAGCTACAGCAATAAGCATCATGGTAGCTCCGACACCTTGCAACTGTACAATAGGGAATTTAGACAGCACAACGACAAGTCCAGCTATCAACGATACCATAGCGGTAACAACTGCCATAGCTGGGAAGAAATCGCTGAGGCTTTTTCCGTCTTTAGACAGCATACCTATAGCAAGAATGAGGCCACCTATAGCTAGCGATATTTTGAAAATGTTATTACCAACGTTCTCCATGTTCTGAAGCGGCATACTAGCCATACCTTTGAACAAAAGTTTAAACGCACCGATAATAACATACATTGCCGCCAATCCTGGTCCAAGCTCATCAGTTTTCATAGAGCCCAGAAGTGCTATAGCTCCAGCGATCATGAGCACCGACGCCGCAATAGCAAACATAGTGCCGGCAACAGTCTTACCAGCAACGGCCGCCATAGCTTTAGTCATACCAGACATAACCGAATTAAGAGTAACCATAAGCATAATGACTGAACCGAGAGCACGACCGAGCTGATCTTCTGGTACATAAGCAAGCGCTGTAAGTGCAAGGGCCAAAATGCCAATAGCTAGAGCCACGTTGATAATCATCTGAGACTTCATAAACTTTCTGAAGTCACCAAAAGCCGCACCAACTGTCTCTAGTGTGTCTACGATTCCATCTTTAATTTCGAAAATTACATCGGTAACTTTCTTAACGTTTTGGATGGCCTTGAAACCCTCAATAACGCTTAATGTCAAGCCAAGTGCTGAAACAATGCCAGTTACATCTCCAAGGCTGAGATTACTGAATATCTTACTGATACCATCTCCGACCTTCTGTAAAACACCTTCAGCGTCAGAGGGAATATTTTTGATCGTGGTTGACAGTTCTCCTACTGCATCGGACGTGTCTTTGACATTGGTTGCTGCCGTTTTAAGATTACTAAATACGGTAGTTATGTTTTCGAATATTGACTTAGATTTGTCAGTTCCTTTAAACAAATTTGTTACATTACTGATGTCTGTATTACTAAGATCGGTAATCGCTGTTTTGACGGTATTTATGGTGTTAACTAATTGATCCCACATCGTATACAGATCAATGCCGGTGGTATCCTTTAGCCAATCCGCAAACGTATTCATCGCTTTTCTAAAATTCTCACCGAAATTATCAATGAAGTTATTGATCGAATCTGCGGCGCCATCGATCCAGCCGATAATAGTCTCGACGTCCATGGTATTCTTGACGAAGTCCATAGCACCTTCAGCAGCATCGCCAAACGCACTGCCGGCAGGAAGGATCTTCTCAATAAGATGACCGAAGACTTTACCTACAGCCTCAAAAATGGCGAGACCTATTCTGAAACCACCGACGAGGCCATCCCACAAACCTTTAACAATATTGATTACGGTTTCAGATGCTTCAAATTTATCAGCAAGATTCTCAACAAACCCGGCTACCTTATCAAATATACCTCCAATGGTATCCATAACCACACTGAGCTGATCGGTCTCATCTTCTGTGCCGACCATAGCGTCAGTCACGGTGAATAATTTGTCGGCGATTGTGATAACAGCTTTAATAACCGATCCAGCCACTTTAGCAAAGCCTTTAAACACGGTAAGACCGATTTTTACTACCTTAAATATAGCAGTGAACGCGGCTTTAATGGTGGGGAGATGTTTGTCGGAAATATAAAGCTGAGTCGTCATGTCTTTGACTTTCAACGTAAAGTCTAAAAGCGACTTACGGAGATTCATAGGAAATACCTCGTTGAAAGCCTCCTTGATAGGTTCCACGATTTCAGCCAGACTATCCCATATATCTACAAGTATACCAGAATACTCGGTAACCTTCTCGGTTTCATACACGATGTTACCATAGGTATCCTTTAATACCTCACCGTCTTCGTTAACCTTAGCAATCTTTTCGCCGTTCTCATCAAGAACGAAGTTAGTTTTCTCGATAGCATCAAACCAGGTACTTCTACCACCGATCTTCGCGCTATAGCTATACCAGAACTTCAAAGCCTCGTTTCTTGCATTATTGAACGGCTCGATGATACCAGTAATCGCATTATTGACCGCCGTCCAGAGTTTGGGAGCATCAGTAAAACCGCCTACAATATACTGCCATGTTTCAGTCCATCCAGACTGTGCGGCTTCCTTGAGAGCATCCCACATCTGTGTGAACGTACGAACCTTCGTAGCAGCATCAGTAGCTACCGTACCGAGATCCATAATCTCTTTAACCGCTTCGTCAGAATATCCAAGATCTTTCCAGTAAGCCTCATCGAAGTCACCGGCAAACTTAGCCAAGGTTTCGCTAAGTACATCGGTTGTTAACCAGTTTTGTGCGAGAGATTCACGGAAGCTTCCTTCACCCGTTATAAGTTCATCGATACTTCCGTATCCAGTATCTTCAATCACTGCTCGATAACTATCATCGACTTCCATGAGGTGTTCAGCAGTAGCCTTTAACGCATCCTGGAATGTCTTACCACCCATACCAGCAGTATGCTCTAAGCTCATCCAGTCCTGAAGTCTAACACGTCCAGTAGCAAGAGCCTGAGACAACTGGAACATCGATCGAGAAGCATCCGAAGCCGGAGCGCCTACGTATGCGGCAAGGTTAGCGATACCCTTTACAGAACGAGCAGAAGTATCAACATCAATACCGGCCGTGGTAAACTGACCAATAGCCTGAGTCATCTGAGTAAAGTTGTAGATAGTCTTATCTGCGTACAGATTCAAATTATCAAGAACTTCCTCGATATGTTCAACGGTTGTACCACTGGATTTAGCTATCTCATCGTTAAAATCGTCCATGGATTTCGCAGTGCCATTAGCAAGTTTATTAACCATGGACTGAACGGTGCCATAATCAAGTCCTGCGGCAGCAAGAGCATCCACTCGAGCCTTACCATTACCGTAAATGTTCGGACCGAACCAAATCTTGTTAACAGCCTCAAGCGACTCGGCCATGGACTTAGCAGAGTCAGCAGCGTCCTGGTTTAAGGCACCTGTATTAGCTGCAATAACCTGGATCGAGTTCATCTTGGTCTCATACTCTTGGAAGCCGGTTGTAATCGGATCTACAGCGAGAGCCTTTACAATATTTTTGCCGAGATTGATAGCACTATCGGCGATTCGGTCAAAGATTTTCAGAACGGTCACATCGAGTAACGAGAAATTAGCATGAACTTGAGAGATGCCGTCGTTAAGTCCCTTGAAACTTATATGATTAGCCGCTTTTTCAATAGAATCGAAACCCTCTGCAGCCTTTTCAAGTTTTAGAGCCTTCTTAAGTTTGTCGATAGTAGAGAGTGACTCTTTAACGTTTTTCTCAAACCTTGAGTTGTCGAATTGCATTCGAACAATTCTTTCATCAACGTTGTTTGACATGTTACGACGTTACCTCCTTCCAAGCGTCTTTGGCAATTTTATCGAACACCGGTTTAAGCGCCGGATTAATGTAATCGATGCCTTGAATGTAATATCCATTACCAGTAGCATGACCGTACTGAATAAGTAAGGCTATCGATATGCGTTCGCGAGCCATATTTGAGTTTTTCCAGTAAATGTTATACTTACCGCCAGATTTCTCAATCTCATAGCTCCACGAGGCGGCGGTTTTACCAGTTCGTTTTGGGGTGGCTTCTTCTAGTGCTTTTACACCCATTTCGCCATATTTAGCAAGCTTCTTCAAAAATTTGCCTTGTCTCATATTTGTAAGATAAGACGTAGTTTTCTGGAAGTCGCCTTTATGCATAAAACTTACTCCCATTTTGAATTATTTGCACCTCCGCCCTAAAGAGCTAAAAAAATAAGACTTGTAAATTTTAATGTTTACGTCGTGCAGCATTAGCCGCAGCGTTTTGTTTTAGAATATCACTCTTGGACATCTTCTTACTGCCCTGACTCTTAATATTGCATATACGTATAAGAGTAAGTAGCCGATTCAAATGCCATTTCTGACATTCAAATGGTATTCCATGCTCTACCATCCAGTAGTATATCAGCTCTGAGGTTATAGCCGAAGATCGACCGGTAGCGTGAACATTAACACCATTAGGACGTTTGCTGAACCACGTAGCCGTCATTTCGTCGTTAATGTAATCATTGATCGATTTTAATAACGCTGGCGGCATATTATCGTATATGATTTTATCAGCTTCTTGTCCTAATGTCATACAGCGTATATAGTCTGCCATCTCGGCCTTCGTATGAGACTTTGCTATAAATGGTTTCTTCCATTTAGCTTCCCATTTAGACACAGATAGCAGACTATGCTCCAGCGACAGAGATACAGGTTTCGTATAGACAAACTCGTTCGTCTTCGAAATGTATAACTCCATCGCTGGTACATATATCTTAAGCATACCCGTCTCGCATTAGTGATTCTGAGTGATAGCGGGATGGTTCTGCTTGTCTTCGATAGCCTTCTGCTCAGCCATAGCAGCCTTGAGACTCTCCGGCATAATACCGTTCATGAACTCCGCGGCCTTATCGGGGTCAGTGATAAGCTCCATATAAAGCTTGGAGAACGCCTCAGTCTGTATAAAGTCATTAACCAAATTATAGCCGTCCTTATCAGTCTTTCTGAAGAACTTGCCGTCGGTAGACTTCTCGCCGTAGCTGAGCGTGATGATATCCTTGAAGATTTTTGCCAGTGTCTTGTTATCACGAGCATTAGCGATGGACTTTACCCACTCGGTATAGCCGCCGTTCTCGGACAGCTGGAGCTGAGTGATTTCAGCCTCTGTAAGATTGAAGAAAAAGTCCTCCGTACAGGACACTCCATTGAAATCATCGTAAGTGATTGTCTTCTTAAGCATAACTAATTACCTCCATTTTGATTTGTTTTAAGATTTATCAGACTCTGGTAACGTGTTTATCAGAGATCTTGATCCACTGATTAGGTCCAATGCATCCGAAACCATTCTCTTCTGCGATGATAGTGAGCGGCGGATCTTTCGGCCACCCGAAAGTAGAGTTAACTATCTTAGAATCGGGTCTCGGCTCAGTGTAGATACAAAGAACTACCCCTTCGTTGATAACTACGTGAAAATCAGAAAACGGTTTCTCTACCGGAGTATCAATGATCTCCTCGATAGATTCAGCCGCCTCTTCAACGTCGGTACTTTCATTAACCAGGTCTGCATCTGGTTTGTTAGAAAGATCATCAATGATCAATGCCATTATTAGTCCCTCCTTATAATTAAATTAGATACGCTTAACGTATGCAGAGCTAAGAGAAATCCATCCGGCGCCAGAGATAAGTCTTCCCCAGCCGTTTTTCTCCTCAACGATCGAATAGATCTGGTTCTTATATACAACCGTCGTAGCCTTATACTTAACACCAGGTCCCGAACGAACATTCAATGCATGACAAATAACCTTTACGTTATACAGCTTTGTATTAGTCGGAGTTGTGGATTTTGCAGCGGGTGCCGGGGTGGGAGTAGGAGTCGGCTGTGTTGTAGGAGCGTTGGTCTTCGCAAAGCCATTCTTACCAGACGCCTTGATGATCGTCGGGAAGTCCTGATAACACTCATCGAGGTCTACATGACCGTTAATGCCACTGATGGAACCTTTATCGGACTTCTGCCAGATAGCATATGGATCGGGATAATTGGTCTTGTTGACACCATAATGGGCAATCCACATGGTGTATTTCTGTCTCGTAACAGTAGAAATGTTATCTACCAGCGGATAACGAGAACCGTAGATACCCACAAAATATCCAGCGGCCTCGAGTTCCGAGCAGAACACCTCAACAATCTCGGTAACGGCAGTCTTACTGAGAGCAAGCTGCTTATTATCCTCGACATCCATATAGATCGGATACTCAAACTGTTTACCGGAGAGGGCCTTGATGCAAGCCTTTGCCTCAGACCGTGCCGCAGCAGGAGTGAGAGCTTTGGAATACCAGTAAGCACCACAGGGGATGTCGTGTGCCTTACACTCTCGGTAGTTTCTCTCATACTTGACATCTGTCGCAGTACCGATACCAGCTCGCATGATAATAAACTGTGCCTTGGGATCAGTCTTTACCTTGCTGAAATCCGGTTCGCCCTGCCATTTTGAAATGTCAATGCCATAAACAGTAGCCATTAGTCGTTACCTCCTCCCATGAGATACAGAAGAATAAAAAGTAAAAGCATGTCCCGCGAATCAGACTTAAAAGCGTCCGGGATACGAGTCTCCTCGATTCGGTTCTCGAAGCTGGGGAGATTGTACTTGATGTCGAACGTTGTTGCTCGTGCGATAAGGACGGACAGGTACTTACCCATGGCATCGTATTGTTCCTGAAGCAAAGAATACTCGGGAGAATCCTCGCCGATCTTCTTCAGATGCTTCTCGAGACCATACATACGCAGGTCGCACTGTTCGATCTCTGCGACGAGCCGCTCCTTCCAGTCGTCTGACATCATTCCGTCAATGGTGTCCCTTAAAGTCTTCATTTTTATTTACCTCCTTAGAATTTTGTTTACGATTTCGCGTTCCAGTTGCTCTCATAATATTTATTTCTAATTACGAGAGCAACGGTGTGTCCTTCTGGCTGATTGTCTAGCCATACCATGCACAGATGACATCAAACTCCACGTCGGACGCCTTTAATATTCTTCATAAATATATTCTGATGGGTCGGGGTAGTTTGATGCTGATAATCTTCCTTGTGGCACTTTGATTATACAAGATGTTTCTATTCCTAATTCACCACTTAAGGGAAGCATATGGTAGGTATTGTTATTGATGGTAACGCAGAACAATCGTAGAAAGCTGCAGATCCAATGCTTGTTACACTACTTGGAATTGTTATTGAAGATAATGCAGAACAGCTACAGAAAGCATTACTTTCAATTGAAGTAACACTACTTGGAATACTTATTGATGATAATGCAGAACTCCACGAGAAAGCATCATCTTCAATTGTAGTAACACCATTAGGAAGCGTTACTGAAGATAATGCATTGCAATAGGATAAAGCATTCGTTCCCATTTCAGTAACACCATTAGGAATTGTTATTGACGTCAGTTCGACAAAGTAATACATAGAACCTATGTTTGTAATACCCGTACCCAGTTCAATTTTTCGAGGAAAGTATGTTTCACTGTCATGACCAGGTGAAAATTCAAAACTACCACTAACAACAGTAATAGAAATAGTATAACTACCAGCGTCAGAATAATCATGTGATTCACTATCAGCACCGTCTCCACTTGTCCATGTAGTATGGTCTGAATTATCTCCCCAATCAATATCTAATTCTGTATCATCATTAAGATTAAGATATAAGATAGGGGAAAGGTCATCCTCTGTAATTACGCAATAGATTCGTGTCTTACCGTCAGAAGTAATATACATCTGACCGATATTGAGCTTACCGTAGCTTGCAACATAAGCCTTAGCATCACTCAAAGACCAGTTCCAGCCTTGTGCTGTAAGCCCCGTATGAGTTGGATTTGCGGGCATGGCTGAAAGATTTGCAAAATCAGCAGCTGAATACGAAGCCACAACAGTTCCATCATAATCATAAAAGATTACATCAGAACCGCCTGACCCGCCGCCACCTGATACATTGACAGTGATGCTATTATAGTTGGTAGTATCATAAGTATCATTCTCAGTAATAGTAGTAGGATATGCAGTCTGAGATACAAGCTGCTGGTTGCTAACTACCTTGCCATTATCAGACTGGGAATATGAGTTAGCAACATCGACAATGACTTCGTTGTTTGTTGTTGTATTATATGTGCCGTTTGCCGTCTTAGTAGTAGATGTCTGTGCTGTAAGTTCTCCGTTTACAACTACCTTGCCATTATCTGCCGCAGATACTGGCTTTAGAGAATCAAGCTTAGTTGCGATGATATTCAGCCCAGTTATAATACTTTCGCCCTGAGTGCTGTTAATAAGTCTATCATTAGCCATAATAATTAACCTCCTTAATTTTCGTTACCGTAATCAACGGCAATATATCCACTATCATCAACGTATAAATTCGGCTGTGTCAGAATGTTTGAGATGACGCTGTTGATCGCAACACCACTCTGCGGATTCGCAGATGTCCCGTCATAGGTTTGGTCCACCGTCACAGGAGCGGGGATTATAGGTTTGTTGAGAATCTGCGCCACACCGGATACAGCGTTCCAATCGGCATTTACCTGAGCCGCCGGGATAGTCGGCTTATCAGTCAGGTCATTATACGAACCGCTGAAATCAGACTTTGCATTCCACGCCGCCTTATCCGCCGCCGTGACAAACTTATGCGCCGATGTGGTATCATCCACGAGGTCGGCATCGAGCTTGTTTGTGGACGTGATTTCCGTCTGCAATCCAGATACAAGATCGGCTACGGAGAAGTCTACCGTCGTACCGTTATTCAGCGTCAGGATAATCTTATGAGTAGTGTCATCATAAGAACCACCGACAACCATAGTCTCAAGCGGAAGGTCTACCACCTGAGCGGTACCAAGAGTGTTACCGTCCTGATCCTTGAGAGTGGTCGTCATGACGTAAGTTGTATTATTAATACTTACATCGATCGAGGAAGCGTATTTCGTTGTATCAGGAAGAGCATTTACGTCGCTTGCATTAACGGGCACTGTAATATTCACAGTAACGTCACTTGATGCATCTGAAGAGAACTCGCCGACCTTTGTGCCGTTCTTCTGAATCTCCAGTGTAGCATCGTTAACCGTAGGAATAGTAGGCTTATTACTAAGGTCATTGTAAGAACCGGAAGTTGCAACAGTAGCAAGAGTCGGCTTATTGAGAATCTGAGCTACGCCGGAAACTGCATCCCAATCAGAATTAACCTGAGCTGCGGGAATGGTAGGCTTATCGCTAAGGTCGTCATATGAGCCAGAAGTTGCGACAGTAGCAAGAGTCGGCTTATTGAGAATTTGAGCAACACCGGAAGCTGCTTCCCAGTCAGAATTGACCTGAGCCGACGGAATAGTAGGCTTATTCTTAATGAAATCGTCTGCTGTGCTGTCATTTTGATTCCAATCAGACTGAACATTAGCCTGTGCCCCAGACTCAATGGCCGAGAGCTTCGTTTTTTCTGCAGTCGTAAAGTCTTCAGTAGAAAGACCCTTACCAGTAACCTTATCAACTTTATCGGCAATAGCCTCAGCGACCGCTACACCCGCCTGTGCATTGGTAGACGTCGCATCATAAGTCTGGTCTACCGTTGCCGGAGTGAGCTGTGACACATCTACGCCAGTAGCCGCACCATTTACGTAAATCAAACCATTCCAGTCAATGGCGAAGGCATTATGACGGGCGATATCGGACATTCCGTTGCCAATGATAAAAGCATAAGTATCATTAGTGTCTTCAAAATTGTATTTGCCTTGAACGTGCTGACCTTCTGAGGAGGCTTTTGTTCCGAGACCTTCTGCATGGCTAGCAACGCCTGATGCTGTTGTGCCACCACCTTCTGCGTGGCTACCGTAACCAGAAGCAGTTGTGCCACCACCTTCTGCATGGCTATTATCGCCTGATGCTGTTGTGCCACCACCTTCTGCGTGGCTACCGTAACCAGAAGCAGTTGTACGGGTGTTTTCAGCATGACTATACTGTCCAGAAGCTTTATTATATGTCAAGTTATTAAACGCCTCTGCGCCAGTACCAGCAGTCACGGTCTGTCCGTCAATGGTATACTGCTTTCCAGTTGTGATTTCACCTGGTTTTTTGGCGATTGCCTGAGCCACCGCAGTACCAGACTGAGGATTCGTAGACGTAGAATCATAAGTCTGATCAACGGTTACTGCTGCCGGAATGGTAGGTTTGTCTGTTAGATCGTTGTAAGATCCACTAAAGTCAGACTTAGCGTTCCAAGCGGTTTTATCAGCAGCGGTTACAAACTTATTAGTAGATGTAGAATCATCTACCAGATCCGCGTCAAGTTTATTAGTAGTTGTGATTTCAGTCTGAAGTCCAGACACAAGATCAGCCACAGAGAACTCAACAGTATTTCCGTTGTTCAGTGTCAGGATAATCTTATGAGTAGTGTCGTCGTAAGAACCATTAACAACTACTGACTCGAGAGGCAGATCGATAGTCTGAGCCATCCCAAGAGTGTTACCATCTTGGTCGTTAAGTGCTGCTGTGATGACATAAGTGGTATTGTCAATGCTCAGAGACAGCGAAGCGCCATACTTTGTAGAAGCAGGCAGAGCATTAACGTCAACTGCGTTCACCGGCACGGTAATATTTACTACAGCATCGGTAGATGCATTAGCTGTAAACTCGCCAATCTTAGCGCCGTTCTTCTGGATCTCAAGAACTGCGTCGTTCGCAGTAGTGATCGTGGGTTTGTTCTTAATGAAATCATCAGCTGTACTGTCATTTTGATTCCAGTCAGACTGTACGTTAGCCTCAGCGCCAGTCTCAATATTGTCGAGTTTGGTCTTGTCGTTATCGGTAAAGTCATTAGTAGACAGTCCCTTACCGTTAACCTTATCGACCTTATTTGTGATCGCCTCAGCAACTGCTACGCCAGCCTGGGCATGCTCGGAAGTTGGATCATAAACCAGATCGACAATTACACCCTCGGGAATGTTGGGCTTATTAAGAATCTGAGCAACACCGCTTGTAGCATTCCAGTCAGCATTGACCTGAACGAAAGTAATGTCCGGCTTATTCTTAATGAAATCATCAGCGGAAGTATCGGTCTGATTCCAATCTGCCTGAACATTGGTCTGTGCACCAGACTCGATGTTATAGAGTTTTGCCTTTTCAGCGGTTGTAAAGTCCTCGGTCGACAATCCCTTGCCCGCGACTTTGTCGACTTTATCATCAAGCGCTCCAGCAACGGCGGTACCAGACTGCGCGTTAGCCGAGAACGCATTGTAAGTCTGATCTACAATAACCGGATCAGGAATTGTAGGCTTGTTCTTAATGAAATCGTCTGCGCTGTTGTCAGTCTGATTCCAATCAACTTGTACATTGGCATTGGCCCCCGTCTCAATCGAGGAAAGCTTAGCCTTTTCTTCGGTAGTAAAATCCTCAGTAGAAAGTCCTTTACCGGCTACCTTATCCACCTTATTGCTAAGCGTCTGGTTGATAAGATTAATAGCTTCGGTAATTACTCGGTTCTCTACGGGATTGGTGGATGTAGTACTAAGGGCTGTATCAATTGCGTAATTCGAGGTACCTGTATACTGCCATTCACCACTATCCAGATAAACATACTCTGCAAACTCGCTTGCGTTAGGCAGGCCTACATAATACATCCATCCGGGCTCTGCATTAGACGGAAGATCTGCTACGGTGTCAACACGACCTTTAATTTTAATAGGACTGGACACTGCACCACTAGAAATGAGCTCCCCAAGTGCAATGAGTAACTCTTCAACACGAGAGAGTGGATGAGGCAGAGTATCCGCCTCACCTAAAAAATATTTAAGAATGTCTTCAACTCTGCTCATATCCATTAGTAATCTCTCCTTTGTTTATGCCATTTTGATTTGTTTACTGGGCGTTAATGATAGCCAGAATCTCGTCCGGCGTCAGAAGTGTCGGATCCGAGATAAACTGAGTACCGCCCTGCGGCTGAACCTGAGATTCGCCCCACAGCTTATTCTCGATAAGAGTAAGCTTGGCCCTAAGTTGATCAGTGTTAAAATCAGTAGATCTGATCTTAGCAATAGAGGTGTTCTTATATCCTGTAACGGGAATCGGAGTAGTGGTAAAGTCGAAGCTAAGCTCGTTAGGCTCCGGACTATCGTTAATAGTCTGATACTCGCGCTCAGACGGCGAAGCAGTAGCGTTGTAAATGATGTGAATTTCGTAGCCAAGATCAGAACCAGCTACATCGTTACCGATCTGAGTAGTGTAGCACAGGCAGAACGGCTTTCTGGACTGCTGACCGATACGAAGCAGACCGCCTTCAGCCAGCGAAGCAGTACCATCACACTCGTCGAACTCCTTAGGAGTCTGATAGCAAGTGATCGAACCACCGAAGTCCTCCACACCTCTCAGAGACAGATACTTAATGTTATCAGCATAGAAAGCCTCTTCGTCAGCACCTTCAGGAGACTCGGAGACCGAAATAAGGCCATTCCAAGCGACACCATTGTTCCATACGATGATGCCGGAGCTAGGATTTACTGTACCGGTGTAAAGTACACCCTTGGAAATACCGGTTTCATAGAAGTGTTCACCGGTCTTATCCCATATAAGTCTACCAGTAGTAGGAGTAGGCATAATGTATTCCTCCTTAATAGTATAAATCGTAGTTATAGTGATTAAGATTGTCACTAGTGAAAAACGTACTGAGCGAACAATACTTAAAATGTTTAGGTATAAGATCGACTAGTGAATCGTCAGGATCTTTAGTTACATAAGTTAGCTGATATCGTCTGGTATAGAGATAACTCTCGTCATCAGCTCGAAGATTTTGTGCATTAGATAACTTGTAAATAAAGCACGGAAACTTAATTTTCATAGTCTCAGGGGGCTGAAAATAGCAATTCGTGCTTCCCAAGAGAGTTCTAAGCTCTCGATCCAGATTCGGTCTGGTGCCCATTCTACTTCATCCTCCATTCTTGACATGAAAAGAGAACGCAACCGTAACACTGTAAGGCAGTCGAGAGTGAGTGTTTTGTACCTTTAGTATTACAGATTACGATGATCCGACATTATTTATTATACACGTCTCCAATAGACAAAATAAGTCGAGGGTACTGGACTTCAACGGAACTTACTTCCCACAAAGTTCCTAACCATTCAACATATCTGATCTTATGGAAATTATTAGAAGCATATGGATCGGCTAATATACTGATCCGAGTAGTAATATTTACATCGTCGTTAAGCTTATTAGCCTGTTTCCATCGACTTGTAAAAGTATTGAGGTGTTCTCCATAATACTCTTTCTCAACCCAAGTTTCCTCAAAGACACTTGGGTGATTTACGGGATCAGTCTCTACGGTGTCGAGAAACCCAACCTTGCCATAGAACTTAGCCATAGTCGCACATCCTTCCATTTTGATTAAAAAAGAATGCTCAAAGCCGGTCTTATGGACTGGACCGGCCTCAAGCACCAAAACAAGAGAGGAAGCAATTAGTTCTCCCCGATTCTTGTGAAATTAGGGAGCGTTAATTAGCCCTGTGCTGGAACGTACTCGATAACCATTGCAGAGTACGGCTTAGTCAGAGCACCAGAGCATCTGGTCTCCATCAGGTACTTCATCTGGTTGTAGTCGATGTCGAAATCATCGAAGGTGTTGATCTCACCGCCACGGTCAGTACCAATTACATAGTCTACCGGGTTAACGATGATACCTGCCAGAGTGTGAACAACAGCCGAAGCGCCCTCACCAACGGTACGAGTTCTGCCGATCATAGGCTCTACAGTTACAACATCGCGAACGAGCATTGCGGTAGCCAGCTCTTCCTTGGTTCTGTAGAGACGACGGCCGATACCGTCCTCAACCAGCAGCAGGTCTGCCAGAGTCTCAGCAGTGGTGTAGAATACCGGGTTACCGGAGCCCTTGTAGTCCTTACGAGCACGGATAACGGCCTCGATGAGGTTCTTAGCCTTGGCCTCAGATGTATCAGATGCTGCAACCGGTACAGCTACCTTGATAGAGAACAGATCTCTATCGGTGTAGATCGGAACGATGCAGTCCTCGTTGATCTTGTCGTTAGCCTGAGTTACCGGGTCACGACCATCACCGATAAGAGCTGCAACAGCGATCTCCTCATTCAGCATTACACGCATCTCACGACGGATGTATGCAACAACGTCGAAGCTGGTGATATCCAGAACATCGTCGCGATCGAGCTTCTGCTTCTTGTATACAGTAGTAGGAGTGATAACTCTACGCAGGAGCTTGAATACTTCCTCAACCTTCAGATTGCCAGTGATGTAACCTCTAGCGCGAGCCTCCTCAGCAGTGATATCAGCAAAGAGCATCTTGATTCTGGTGAACGGGGACTTCTTTACGCCGTTCAGGAAAGAGGTAACCCAAGCCATGTCACGGGAGACGAACTCCGGCTCAGCGGTCATGGTTCTAGCATCCGGGAACAGCCAGTCGATATCCTTGATACCATAAGTATCAGCGTGTGCCAGGATAGTCTCACGAAGGGAGCCCTTCTTAGGAGCTTCTGCGAAGATAGCGGCGGTCTCACCTCTCAGCTCCTCTCCATGCATCAGTGCATTTGCATCAGTGGAGTTGATGGTGTTGTAAGTAGCGGTGTCCTGATCGAATACGTTGTGCTTCATAGTGTTTTCATCCTCCTCATAGTTATCATCGGAATGTTTAGCAGTAGACTTGTTGTTCTTCAGAGCTTCACCAATCAGGAAATACATAGCCTGCTTCTGCTCTTCGGTCATAGAATTGATTACGTCAGCGACGGTCTTATTGGAGTCATCCTTGTCAGCATGCTCAAACTCATCGTCTTCGTCATCATCGTTATCATCTTCATCCAGATCAGCATCGCTGTCCAGATACTCGTCTTCATCGTCTTCCTCAGGCTCGAAGTCCTCGTCCTTATCAGACAGGAAGAGATTACCCTCCTCATCATGGCAGAGGAACAGCTGAGTCTCGGTATCGATGATTTCGTCATTGTAAACGAAACCCTGCTCGCCGTATGCTTCCGAACCGTCAGAATGAGCGATGATGTTGTCAATGTATGCGCCAGGGTTAGCACCGTGCATTACGAGGCTTACCTCACGGATGTTGCCATGGATAACGTCAGAACCATTCTGAGTAAGGCCGTTAGCGTAAATAGAAAGCGCCTCGATATCACCGTGCTTTACGGCTTCCTTTGCGGCAAGACCATTCTCAGAGCTATTGAGAGCGCAATAAGCATACACACCCTCTGCTCTGTTCTCAAGCAGTGCATGGCCTACAACGCTTGCCGGAGAACTATGATCGTGATTCCACATAAGCGGAACTACGTCACAGTCATTGTCCTTGAATGCGTCACGCTTGATGACACGGCCGTCAGAGCATTTGATGTTGTTTCTAGTGGCCCAACCACTAAAGTCAAACTGATGTGCCATTTTGATTTATTCCTCCTCTGTATATTGTTCAGAATCATCTTCTGTAACGACTGGTGCAGGTTGTGCTTCGTCGGCAGATTGATTAAGATTCTTATTTCTAAGCTCGTTTGCTGCGGGATCATTAACCGGCTTGTAACCGACGATCGCTCTAACTTCATTAGACGAGAGAATCTCATTTCTAGTGAATTTATCAGCGATATCCGCTACCTTGTCTACCGGAACGAGCTTAAACGGATCCCGGAAGAACCATATGCTATGTCTTCGAGTTCGCTGATTTTGTGATAAGAATTTTCTCTTAAACTCATCAGCGATAGCTGCAAGGACTGGCTCTACGGTTCTGGTATAATAGTTCAGCAACTCTTGTTCGGAAGCACTTCCGTCTAATATCGCCTGCGTGATACCGAGTTGGCTATACAAGTCTGCTCTTAGGTCTTTAACTTGCGATGCCAATGTGTTTTCAACAGGTCGGTTCAACTGAATGATCTTCTCCGTACCGTCTGTGTATGCAATGCCATACTTTGAGCCGGTAAGTTGCTGCTCTATATCTTTTCGTCGATGTTCCGCTTGCTGACGTCTAGCGTCGGTCTTAATTACATACGGAAGCTGAACGATAAGATCAAGTTTGTTACTACTATTCTGTTCATCCATAATATCAATAAGATTGAGCTTACGAACTAACCGCTTAGCAGTAGAGTTAGGCTCATTCATTACTGAATAGAACGGATTCTCAATAATAGCTATGGACGTCTTGGGACATGTGATTTCCTTATACTGCCCGTCGCGTTCATCGTATAGACGCACCCGAACCCGATCAGGAAACCACTCGACAATTTTACCGGTGCGCATAGAGAGAATATCGTACGTGTCAGTAAAATCCGGATTATTGTCTGTAGAAACCGGAACAACTGCTACTACCCCTTCGTCAAACATTGAAAGTACTATGTCCAATATAAAAGCACGTCCAGTTTGATCGATGTTGGCTTCGAGAGTCATCCTTTTATTGAGTTCGTCGTCAATGGTTTCCACATACTTGCCGTTTTCGTCAAGTTTAGCATGTAAGAGATTAATCTGTGCTACATCGTTAGCGATACGGTTATATACAGCGTTCACAACCGATCGGTCATTACCTAATGATAAAACCGTTCTGTCAGGTCTTACGCTATGCCCGCCATACCAGCTGTAGTCATAATTGTTTCGTTCCTTCGTAGGGTCACGTCCTATAAACGCATTCCACCCATGTTGTAATCTAGTTAGAATAGACATTGTGTGTATTATTCTCCCTTTAAAAGTTGATCAACGAAAGCAGAACCTAAATCGACTGTCACTTTACCTGTGATATCTCCCATTCGTTCATCATGTAATTTCCACCAGTTGTCATTATATGCTTTTTCGGCTTTGGCGGCTTCGTTTCTAGCAGTTCCGGAGGCGCCTTTATTTTTCATGAGGTTGGTTTTAAATAACTTATAATCGCTCGCGTCTTGGCTAGCTTTTCTAAGTTTATCCATGCGCTTCTCGCGTATCTCGACCTTATGCTCCTGGTAGTACTGTTTATTGTACTCCTTTTCAGCGGCCTTTTGTTCAGGGTTTTTGCCCCAGGAATGGTATAAATATTTGGACATTTATTCACCACCTTTAATAGAACAAATCCTTATTAGCCTTCCACGCTACATATGCGTCCATCATTGCTGAGACGTTATCGATCTTCTGGTCATTGCGTTTCTTAAGAAGCTTTCGGTTACCATTGGTGTCCTCCAAAGTAATGCAGTTACCCATGCAGAACTTCATAAGCTCCTGATCGAACCTAAGCATCCTATCTTCAGACAGAATCTTGAGTTCGCCAAGAGGTACCGACTCTGTACGTGCACCCTGTATTACTTTTTCGATACCATAGGCTCCATTCTCAGTTTCCCACCGTGTAACAAATTCCTTTGCATTGTATGGGTCAAATCCGAAAGACACTATTTCGTAACCGCAGTCTGCGATATACTTATCAACGTCATCGTAGACTTCGTTGATGTCTAGAACAGAACCATCCATGACAATCAAACTACCCTCTTGCATAAAGATGTCATAGGTGGCTCTCATAGCAAGAGGAAGTTTGGCGAGAGTTCTGGCGGTTATATAGGATCGAACCTTGATACCAAAAGAACCATCTCTAAGTGGGAACATGAATGTAAATGCACAGAAGTCGTCGCCTTGAGACAGGTCAGCACCCATACTACAAGGAAGACCCCAGTAATCACGTCTTGGATGACAGAGAGTCTCACCATACGTGAAGAAGTATGTGTAACCCTCCATCGGTATTCCGAAACGTTTAGCCAGAATATCATTTCTAGCAGCGGGTGCTTTCTCGGCTCTGTCAACATCTAGCTGATATGTTTCATATGTGACAGTCTTACCCAGATTAGGATTAGCCTTAAGCCACATGTTAGGATCAGCAACTTCTTTGATGTCATCAAGTCGATACCACCATATGGATACGTGAGGATTGATGTACTCGCCCTTCAGTATGTCCATAAGTTCCATTTTGATTGTATCACCACTTCCATTACGGACAGTACCCTCAGAAGAAATAGCAACAATCAAATAGTCATCAAGCTTAGAAGCTCCCTGCTCAATAGCACCGATAACATCTTCACGTACATCGCCAGAAAGCCACTCATCAATGGTGGCAATCTTACAACGCATACCCTGAAGCTTATCGATACTCATCGGACGGATCTCGATAATGGAGCCGGTTAAGAAATTCTCAATTCCTTTCTTGGTGGATGCTAGTTTACATCGATTGGCTTTGGCGCCTGTAGTATTCTGCAAACTACCTTCGGTTAAGAATTGGAATAGCGGACCTCGTGCGCGAGTAATGGACGTTCGAATAGGTGACAAAACCTCTTCCGCTTGGTGCATGGTAGGAGCGGTAGTTATCTGTTGTGTTGTGAAAGGGTCTATGTTCAAATGATAGCTTTGTATACAGGAAGCATACATGGATTTCGCAGCACCTCTGGCCACAATCAGGTATTGCTTATTGATTAGTCGTTTCTTTATACGCTTCTTTTCGTAATGTCCTTCAACACCATCCTGTGGAGGTACAAAGACACTACGCTCAATGAAGTAATACCAGCCATAGATTTGCTCAGCCCATAATTTAAAGCTATCCAAAAGATGTAAATCTGAGCCATCAGTTAGGGTTAGCTCTGATTCACAATATTTGATAAAGCCTTCAACCGCCTCGTCATCGTAGTAGATCGAAGGATTATCAATTAGGTCGTCTATGCGGTTCATCTCCATGGAAATTTCCTGATTAACTGGTATTTCTCGTCGAAGTACCGCATCACGAAACTTTCCATAATAGATCGGGACCGCCGTGTTACTTAAACTCATACACTAATTGCTTCTTTCATTTCATACGTCTTCACGCCAACCTCCGCCAGGACGTTTGGTGTATCTAAACGTTCCTTTATCAGAATCGGTGCGTCCTATACTGCCATCAAATGATGCTATACCAAGGGTATATGGTGACGATGATAATTTAGTAGTATTCAAGATAAGATCTCCTGATGAGTTAGTAGACACATTAGGTGTATGCCACTCGGTAGGCATAGCCAAATCAGCAAAGGAGGTTTTAGCAGCTTTTTCCATTCCTGAATAATAACTTAAATATGTGGCAGCAGATTGTGCAGCCTCTCCTTTACCCTTAGCGATTTGTTTTAATTCTTTAGCCGATTGTAATCCAGTGTTAACATCAAAAACGTCAGGAGCTTTAGTCTTATTAAATATACCCTGTTTTCCCGTAGTAGTTGTAGCATTAGACGCCCAATCATCAGAAGTTATCGTATCTGATTTACCGCCAGGCCCAGATTTAGGACCGTTAGGATTGTTATTATTGCCACCGGTATTATCGGAATCGTTGCCTTTATTTTTCTTGTTTTTGCCGTCACTGCTATTATCATTATTGTTTTTATTTTGTGCATTAATAGCATCAACAATCTTGTCCGAGTCAGACTTACCCTTCTTAGGCATAAGCGATTCCCAAGGCTGAATCTTAAATACGGGAAGTTTCTCATAGCCGGCGATCTCGTTTACATTGGCAGCGATCTTATTATAGGCTTCATATGCCCCTACGGCAGTACCGGCAATGCCGACAAGAGTTTTGCCAGTAGAAGCAATCTTGTCAAGAGTGATCTTACCATCCTTAGCAGTCTGGCGATTTTCTTTCGTCTGCTTGAGACTCTCGAGAGCCTTCTTATCTTCTGGCTTGATCTTTTCGAGTTTGCTAATCCGATTAAGTGCCCGATCGAGCTCATCGTCATTGAGCATGGCACGATTCTTATAGACCTCTTTTGGAGTAGCGCGATTAATAAGATGTTCAACCTGCTTAGAAGACTTTTCGGTCTTAAACTGGTTCACCTTATTAATGCGAGCCATAGCCTTATCGAGCTCTTCATCGCTAAAGAGTTCTCGATTCTTATAGATAGCATCCTTATCGCCTTTAGCAATAAGCTTAGCCTTCTTATCTTCGATAGCCTTTTCGCGCTTTTGTCTAACTTCCTCAGCCTTTTGAAGTTTAAGTTTCTTATTCTCTTCCTTCTTTTCAGCCTTGAGCTTAAGACGCTTACGTTTTTCAGAATCTGTTTCCAATCTAAAAGATTTACGGGTCTTAAGCTTATTGGACACTGCATTTCTAGCCTGTCCAATGCCCCAGTGAATTCGTCCGAGCGGAGTTAGAGAACCATCCTTATTCTGATACCGTCTCTCGCCCCACTTTTGTCCAGTAACTCCGTAATGGGCCAGAAAGTTAACTTCAATTTTCTGGTTTTCCATCTCCATCATTCTTCACCTCCGTCATATCATCTCTGCCATTTTGAATTATTTCATTCATACTTTCGAGAGCCTTATCAATAAACTTCGGTATCGGAACTCCGAGCTTTTTCAGATTCTCGCAAATACTCACGACTTCCATAAACATTATGTATATGGAAAACGCTTTAAGAATGTAAGACGGAAAGTTTAGGCCGGCAGTAAAAATCTCACCAATAAATAAGATCATTATTTCCCCAAACTTTCTTCCTAGGCCTTCTCGCATTCTGTATGATTTAAGATGACCCGTAACCCAGGCATGCACAACTCCAGTAAGCACATCGATAGCCATTAAAGCCGCAGGAATAAGCATTATCCAACTAGGATTCCGAAAGTCAACATTAGTAAGTAACGTTTCAATCTCGTTCATTGGTCAAATCCTTTCTAATTTCTAATTGCTAGCGGAGACCAGTCATAAACCAATCTCCGCCGACAACTTGTAATGCTTACTCGCCCTTCATGGACTCTACGACTCTGATGATCTGATTGATCTTGCGGATCTCGTACTCACTCTGAGCAGAATCCATCATCTGCTCGAGTTTGTCGATAATACGGTCATCGATACTGTGACCGCTATACCCGCCGTCATAAGACATCCTTGATCTCATACGACGTCCAGAAGTATCCATGTCACGTCCATCATAAGACATAGGTCTCATTTCTCGGCTAACATAGCTCCCAGTCATGGCATCTCTACCGCGAGCCTCAGAAGTATCCATGTAGCGATCATTTCCGTGAGAATACACTCTACCAGGTCCCATATCCCAACCATAAGAATAGGTAGTTTCCGGATAATAGGGCATCATGCGGTGACCCTCTGAAGTATCTTCATCATACTTGTCGCCGCGCATAAGCTTATCGATCTTTTCGATAAGGCACACAGCTTCTGTAGCGGTCTTAACCTCGTTGGGCGTAAGATCGGTCTTCTTAGCGAGGTCCTCGAGATTAGACTCGACGTTATCTCTGAGCTTCATAAGTGTTTTCATTTTGATTCCCTCCTTCTAAATTTAATACGTTACAGCGAGATCCGGTCTAGAGAACAGCAATGTAGGACTGTCAACAAGAACCGGAATGTCGCTAGTATTACGAATAGAGAGGGATTCACAGCAGCCGTTCCAAATGTCGATGTTACGAGAACGACCAACATTGAAAAACTGCTCAACAGCGGCTGGAGTAGCTCGCATGATGCTGAACGGTACAGTGGCACCATCGAGAGTAAATGCCAGAGAAATCTCGCCGACAGTCTCGCCTTCGGGCACTGCGATGTTGGCACCGAATGTAGCAAGATAAAGAGCACTAGAAGGCCCCTGACAACAGCATCTGTTATTTCTCCTCGGAACCCATCCGGACAGCAGGAAGTTACCGGTACCACTACGCCAACGTACAAGACCTCTTGTGCAAGGAACCGGTGCAAGTGTAAACACAACTGCCTCGCCAGGATTAACCGTCTGTTGAGTGTTATTGGTGTATTCAGCCATTTGCTGTCACCTCCAATCACGCATTGCAGCCACAGCCGGTGTAGAAATTCTGATTAGCGCAGCAGTTAGGATTCTGGACAACATATGCCGGAATGGGAGCCGGATTCAGATACTGCTCAAGTGCCTGGGTCTGAGCCTGATTGTCAGCCAGGATAGCAGCACGGTTAGCCAGGCCCTCAGCGCGAATATTCTGTGCAGTAATCTGATTCTGCAGGGATGCGTTCTGAGCCTTGAGAGCATCGATTTCCTGCTGACACAGCTTGTCCTGAATACTCTGAATACCGCTGTTAATGGTATTAAGCAGCATCTGAGTGTTTGCAGTATTGTTCGTGATGATGTCACGAGTGTTGTTAGCTGCCTCGTAACGATCCTGACAATGCTCCTGAGCATTAGCGTACTTAGAATCCAGAACAGCAGCACGATTCTCACAGCAACAATTCTGCTGAGCCATAGAAATGGTATTGAGCTGGTTAGACAGGCCAGTCTGAAGATTGAACATCTGGTTCATGTTAGCCATCTGGCGGGCGTTATCGGATGCCTCTGCAGCAGAGAAACCAGAATTTACAGCAGCAGTAACGCCGTTAAAGCCGTTGCACAGAGCCTGGTTAACGCCAGCGAAGCCAGAGCACATGCCCTGATTAACGCCAGAGAAACCATTAGTAACAGCACTGGTCAGACCATTGATACCAGACATTACTGCCTGCTGATCAAAGCCTCTCTGTACATCGTTGTTGGTGGAGTTGTTCATGATGTACGGCATAGCACCGTTACCATAACCGCCGCCCCAGCCATTGCCGTTGAAAGCGAACAGGAACAGAACCAACAGCCACCAAGCGCCATCGCCTCCGAAGTTTCCGAATCCGCCGTTGCCGTTACCATTGTAACCGGTAGGTGTTACGAGCATCGTTGTGTTTGTACCGTTTTCTGTGAGTGCCATAGTGATTCCTCCTTAAATTAGTGAGATGTAAGAGTGAAATGAATAGTGAGAATATTGCTTATCGGATCAATACTTATGTCCCGATTGTAGCCAACGGTCGAGGAAATTAAGACCCGATTCTATAAGATTAGCCGCGTTAGCAATATTAAACTTACGAGCATATTTCTTATATACTTTTCTAGATTGTGCGATGGACTTAGCCATTTCATTATGTGCCATCTGCTGAGCACGTCGGGTCTTAATGTCTCCTTCTTTTTTGGAGGTCTTAATGTTACGTCGAAGCTTCTTAGAACTAGATTGCTGTTCTTTTAGTGTCTTTTTCCATTTGTCTTTATGAGTCTTATAATACTCAATGTTGTATTCTTTCTTAGCAGACCCTTTGAATGCGTGCTCGAGAAAATCCATTTTGAATTTACCTCTCTGGGACGGTTACACCAGCTTGCTCTTCTTTTCGTTGAGCTCTTTGATCTTGTCGTTCAGTGCGCGAACCTTTTCAGCATTATTCTGAATGTTCTTAGCCAGCAGAGCAGCACCGGACTTATTAACGCCTTTCTCATTCAGTTCCTTAAGTCTCTTGGTGTCCTCATCCATTTCCTTCTTGATCACGGCCCGCTTGTTAGTAGCATTCATGATCTCGCCACTGATCTTCTGGAATTCCTGCTTCTGCTTCTCCTTAAACGCAGCGTTCTTGTTCTTAGCTGCCTGCTGTTGTGCGGCCATATTATCAGCATTTGCGTTAGCTCGTGTCTTTTCGCGTCTTGCCTTTGTACCGCGTACTTCCTGTCGTGCGGCCTTTGCAGCTTCATTAGCAGCGGCAGCGTTAGCACGCTTAGCAGCTCTCTTAGCAAACGGGTCGTTTTTCACGGTCTTATCATAGTTGCTCTGTGCCTTTGTTCGACTAGCCTTCTGGGTATCGAGATTTGCTTTAGTCTTATTATAGTTGGATTCAGCGACCTCGAGTTCTTTAGCAGCCTTTTCAATATCCTTCTGATAAGCAGTACGCTGTTTTGCAATTTCCTTATCGTTAGCGCCTACATTACCGGCGCCTTCGAGGAATTTCTGATACTGATTGCGGAGAGTATTCAGCTTATGCTTAGCGGCACCATAATCACGAACGGCGCTATCATGACGGGTCTGAGCACCCTCAATATTCTTATCGAGCTGGCTCATGTTGTCCTTGGCGTTCTCACGATACTTCTTCCACTTGTCTTTGTTGCGTCTGTAATACTCAGCATTGTAGCGCTTCTCAGCAGCTTTCTGCTTAGGACTCTTACCCCAGGAATGCATGAGAGCATCTTCGAGAAAATCTGTCATTGTGTTGTCCTCCTTTATTTGAATAGGTTCTTAACGAAATCGGTGCCTTTCTTAGCTGAATCAGAGATCATAGCAGCGCCCATCTTCCAGTTGGATTTGAATTCCTTGGCAGCTTTTTTCGCTTTGGCTTTCGCTAATTTAACATCATTAGCTCTAGTGTATGTCCGCTCATTAGCCTCGTACTGTTTAATGAGCTTATCGCGTTCGTTATCTGCCATTTGTCTAGCACTGGTATATCGCTTCATGTACTTCTTTTCGTCATCCCAGCTCATGCCAGATTCTTTGATCTTTAGTCGGCGATTATCTTCGCCAATCTCACGCTGATAACGAATATTGTCATCAACATATTTACCAACATCCTGATAGCCCGGCGTCTTTTTAGTTTTCTTTGGCGCAATCGCCCATTTTCCCTGTGAATCTTTAGAGTTGTAATATCGCTTATTATATGTGTCCTCGTTTTCGTACTGGGATTGAGAAACGCCATTAATAGGCTTGGGTCCGTACTTGGTAGACCACCAGTCCTTATGCTTCCGATAATACTCAGCATTATACTCTTTTTCTCTAGCTTTCTGCTTAGGGCTCTTACCCCAAGAGTGCTGGAGAGATTCTAAAAAATCCGCCATACCTTATCCTTTCCCCATAAGTTGGTTTGCCATCTGAGCAACAGCGTTGAACTGTTCCTGTGAGATTTCCCCATTTTGAATTTTCTGCTGAATAATCTGCTGAGGAGACATCTGAGCTTGCTGCAAAAACTGTTGCTGGAACGTGTTGAACTGATTCATGAAATTGTTGAAGCCACCAAACTGCTGACCAAAGATCGGATTGTTTGGATTGAAATTAAACGGACCACCCATTACTGTTCTCCTTTCAATTCGTTGTATAGCGCGTTAATCTTTTCGCTCAGTTTGTCGAACTCCTCTTTACTAACCAGTGGCTCAGAACTGCTCAGTGTCGATACTTGCTGAGATTGAGCAGGTTGCGGAACAGGAATAGGCTGAGTAAGTGTAGTGGTCGTTTCAGTGAGCGACCATGTACGAATCGGCAAATCTACTCCCCACATATCGCGGGCCTTCAGACAAAGTTCTCCCTCTGGAAAGTTGAAAAGAGCGATTGACTGTCCCGACGGTGCCGAGTAGTATCCATATTCAGCTCTGGAGTTAACCATGAAAACTGAGGTAATACCGCGCTGTTCGGTAGCCATCTGAGTAGCCGATGGTGTAGGATTAATCCACTGAGAGTAATTCGGTTGAGTCTGTGTAGATTGATTGGGTGTTGCAGTTGGTTGTGGTGTAGGTCTCGCAGTATTTGCTTGGTTGACCACACCAGGTACCCCTCCATAGTTTACCATTGTTAGTACTCCTTTCGCCAATAGTATATAGGTTCTTTGTCCCCGCTATCAAAAGAGTCGTAATAGTCCCCATTAACGACCGCTACAACATGCCCTGAGGTCTTAAGACAATGTTTGCCAATAGGATGATCTCTACAAAAGTCACGCACTGTGTAGATGTCGTATAGATCGTCCGGAAGCAAGTATTTAGTATACCCTCTACGTTTTAACATAAGACTCCACATCTTATCGTTGGAGGGCATGCTAAATTCTCGCCGACAAATATCCGTTAGTTCATCAAATGCCTCGAGCCATGTTAGATTCTCTAAGCGGCATAGCATCCGAATCACGCAATCAGTAACATGCTTACCTTTTGGATTGGGGTTGTAGTAGATGTAGGACATTTCGAGATTAACCGTCCATTCTTACGCCACGTTCAATAATAGGTTTAAGATTATTTAAATCATACTCAACACTAAGAATGTGCGATCCGTGTTCAGGATGGCTAAAATCGATATCCAATGTATCCCAATCAGTAATATATGCGCCGGTGGCTTTCAACGCCTTTCTATATTCTTGGAGGGTCATCTTGTCTTTGACATCGTCTACGTTATCATTATATAAGTCATCGGCTATGAACTTAGAAGTCTGTTTATATATAGTGTCACTGTTAGATTCCAATTTCTTAATCTTCGAATCCAACGTTTTAATGTGCTCATTTATATATCCAGACTTATCACCGGGATCAACAACGGTGTATACTTTTATGTTATCCGGCCCGAGTTTAGATGACTTTTCAGCATAAATATCGCCGCCGAAATCGCCGGAGTCATCGACTTTCCAACCAGACTTCTTAAACGCATCTGATACCGTATTGTATTCGTCAGTGGCTGACTCTGGGCGTTTGATAGTTTTAGTTTTTGTTGACACGCTAGAATTATGTGTCTTATTCTCCTTAGCAAGTCTACCGAGGTCAATAGCCGCTCCGACTAATCCCAACTTTCTGGAGTATTTAGTAACGTCGTAATAGGTGCCATCTCCGCGTTCCCTTAAACGCTTGGCACCAGATTTATTCAGAGTTCCGTCAGAATTAAGATACCTCTTTTTACCGGCCTCTGTAAGAGATCCATCTTTATTCTGATACCGCCTTACGCCCCATTTCTGACCAAGAATGCCATGATGACAAAGAGTGTCCTGTTCGATAAGCGCTTCATACAAAAAATCTTGCATTAATCTTCCACCTCCAGTTTGTTCATTCCAGGGTCGACCTCGACATTGAGACGCCATTCTATTTCCTTAGCCTCTTCTTTCAATGTTGACATATGTGCAGAACTCTGAGGCGGATCGAATACCAATCGGACTTTGATGTAAATGTAGGTCTTAACTTGCGAAAGTCTCTCTGGTGGATAGTTATCGCCGAGAAAATCACGCCAGGTTTGTGTATCGTCTTGCAGCATGAAGCCCGGAGTGCCGACACCGAGCTGCGTGAGATTAGCAAAATATGTATTGGCGTGCATCATGAGATCCATATCGAAGTGAGTTATCTCACCAGGAGACGTGGACCCGCCAACTACTTTTCGAAGTTCATTAAGAATAGACGAATCCATTTTGAATTAGCCTCCTTGCGAAATTAGTGGATCAACAAGATCGGTCCTGATGTATCCAGTACCAATAGCAGACGTGCATCTATAGAACGACTTGCCCGTCCAATCGTAATATTTTCGTTTAGTAGATACATCGATGGAATCGCCCTTATGGAGCTCTCCGATCAGCTCCTCGTAAACAGGGGTGATAGACGGCGATCGTCTGATGCCGACAGTTTTCAGAGGAATTGTTATAGTGGTCATTATATAGATTCACCTCCATGGAATAGTATCGTTTGGTGTACGTTCGGCTGGGCGCGAGGTCTTAATCAGATCCATGTCGCCAAAGTGTATCGCCTCGTGTGTTAGGAATGATACGAGGACAACATTATTCGGATCAAGAACACACGGCCGATGCTCGATGATGTCGTCGATAGTAATAGGGTTTATGTGATGAATGAGATACTTGGTGCCGTCAGGAATTGGAAAGTCGGGATGAGCCAAGTCGCAACCTTCATCACGAAGTATGATACGTCTACGGAATTGTCTCCACTCATATGATTGGTAGAATTGTTGATTGACATATCGGCGAGATCCAAATGTAGGATCACCAACTCGAGACTTTAGCAGTAGGTATTCGAGACGCTCATCGAATGTCGGGAGATTGATCATCTCGAGATATGTGAGGGTCATAAGTTACTCCTCGTATTCGTCTTCATCATTATACGGATTCTGTCCAGAATATAATCGCATAGCGTCGAGAGCTTTTGCATACATTTCCTCGACACGCTTAGATGACTCGATAGACTCCGTTTGGGCATCCAGCTTTTTCATTTGCTTCTCCATGAGCTCTTTTTCGAGTCGTTCTTTTGTAGTGCCAAGTTTCAGATAATGCACGATTAGCGAATTACTAGCAGACCCATCCATCAATTTCTCCTCGGCTAGATCCATTGCTAATGCGATTAACTGGTTTTCTCTTGCTTCCGGAGTTCTTGCTGGAGGTCGTTTCTTTCTGTTTGTTTCGTTGGGCTTTGCCACGATTACTTCCTCCTTTTCTAATCTTTCTAATTTCTTTTTCTTTGTTTAGGTATTCTTTCTAAAGTGTTTGGGAGTCTTTTTCTCGAGACGAAAGGAGCTACATCTGGAGGGACGAAGACATGCTGGGACTGATGGAGGTGCCCCCAAACACTTTAGAAAGAATACCCGCAAAACTACCGGAGGAAAATATAAAAAATATCCCTCCGGAGAATTTTAGGGGAGAGCGCCGATGCAGAGGGGGTGGGTTGTTTTATATACCCCCTCCCGGGTGCCTTTTATATTTTGGCACGTGGTCCCGGCACTCAAAAATTTTTTGAATCGAAATCTCAAAACCAAAACAAATAATTTTTCAGAAAATTATTGTTCAAGTTTGTAAGTTTTTGTAATCTTTTTGTACAAACCATTTAAATTCCATTTAGCAAGTTTGTCACAAACTCTTTCGATTTCTTTGTTGTAATTGTAACTGCTTTCTTCATTCGAAGTGTTCGCAACTCGATCAATCAAACCACAAGTGTTGTAACCCATAGAGGTATCGTAGGAGTACCACCTATCAAAGTCATCAAAGAAATCGTAAGGGTTGTCAATGGTTGTCAGCCATGTTTCGGTGACTTCCATGATTAAGCACCTTCTTTCTTAACAGCACTAATAGTTGATGTAGAAACATCGAACTTCTCGGCAATGTCGCTAGTTGTCCATCCAGCGTCAAGCATTGCCATAATTCGTGCTTTGTTAGCAGTTGTTAATCCATTTGACGTTCTAGGCATAGCCCGTTCTTTAAGGGCGTCGTCGTCACAGTTTTTGAATATAGCTTCCTGCTTGGTAGCGGATATAGCTCCAGCTTGGATTGCTTCCCATTCACGGTCTGACAGTACAATAGCCTGTCTCTTAGCACCTACGACCTCTCTAGCGTCTCGGAGAGCATTGTTTTTTACCTTCTTCAGGGCCTCCTTATCGTCTTTCAGCTCAGGGTTATCCTGCTTCTTAGTACGAACCGTCTGATTGGCAATAAGCTGGGCCTTACGTTCGAGGGGGGCATTACGTCTAGCATCGTCAAGCTTCTTATCGAGGGATGCTATCTCGTCCTTATATGCCAGGGTGGTAGCCCCTCTGTTCCACTGGGCGGGTTCCACGCTAAGTGATGCCTTACGTGCACGATTACCAAGGGCCTTCATATAGTTGGCATAGTCGGCATATACCTCTTCCATCTCGTGTCCAGAGGACAGACTATAGGCATCCTTGGTCTCGTACATTTTAGTACTCTCAACTGGCTTATAGGGTTTGGTGCTAGTTCTGACTTCACCGTTCTTAAGTACCTTAGTCTTGGTGACAGTCTCAGGATGCTCAGTCCATTTGATTTCGCCAGTTTCCTCGTCAATCCATTGTCCTTTTCTTTCCCGACGATAGACATACTCAGGAGACTTGGCTTTTGACAGAAGTGTAGCAGCGCCACCACGAGCAGATCCCTGGTATTTAGTCTTAAGTTCAGCAATACCGTTATCGATATACGACTGTTCGTAGTCTAACCGGTGTTTGTTAGCATCAATTACGACCATCGAATGTCTTGTAGCTCGAGCCAACTCGTTATCATCGGCTCCCTGAAGCGTCATATCGGTAATCAGGTTTGTGATCATACCCATCTGTTTACCAGTATCAGCCTTTGTCATGACTCTCATGCCTTCATGGTATCCATATGTGGCCTTAGGATCAAAGTTCTTCAGTCCTTCGAGCGGGGCAGAGGTCTTTATCTTAACGTTCTTAGTGGGAATAACGAGAGCTGTATCACCGTCAAAGTCCGCACCAGACAACTGTTCAGCAGTCTTGCTGTTGATACCGACTGCGTCAATAGCATTAGCGCCCATAACATTAGCGCCCTCTTTGTTCTTGTTATTAACCCTCAGTCTGGGCATCTCAAACCGTCCGCCATGAGGGAATCTAACAAGTACAACTTCTTCGCCGTCTTTGTAATTGGGTGCATAAATCTCATTGTCTTTGAGCGTAGTAAGAGGCAGTAACACATGTGAAGCCTGTCTAGGCAAAGCGGCGGCCTTAAGATCGACTGCATCAGCATCACATCCATCAGCGAACTCAAGAAGCATCTTCTTCTTAAGAACGGGATTAGTGAGATTCATGATTGTCTCGAACTCTTCATCAGACTCGGCCTTTGCCAGATTGAGCTGTTTTTTAGCAAGCTCGATAGGCTGCTTAGACAGAACCTGTGACGCAAGCGTCTTAGCCCATTCGCCCCATTTACCTTCTTCACGAACGATGTTAAGAGCACCTTGAACTTTTTCGCCTTTTTCATTCTTGTAAGAATTCTGGCGTTCCAAATATGCACCAAACGGGTTGTCCTTGTCGCCGGACTGAAGTTTTAGTACAGTATTATCTTTTTCGCCCATCATGGGAGTGCCGCGATGCTTATTTGTGTTGAATCGGATGTCCACGCCGTCAGGCAGATCGTCAGCATACACAGCCATGCCTTTAATATAGTGAGTTCCACCAACAGCGATACGAACCTGTGCGTACCTTGAATTACCCATATCAAGATCAGCAACACCACGTCTAAGCTCCATAACGCCATCTTTAGCAAGTCCGCCGTCTTCAGCGTAAACTACACTGACTCGTTTAGGATCTACCTGAACAGGAGGCTTGATAGTACGCCGTTCCTTAGGATCTCCATCAACCATATACTCAACAGGAAGCGCAATCTTGTCCATATTGTCATATACTTCCTTTTGAGTGACGCCGGCCTTTACTAATACATCCATATTAGTCTTCTGGAGAGGATTCGAAATCTGAGGAATGTGAAGCTGGACTTTGTCATAGTCTCCGCTATCAACAAGCATCTTAACGGCACTCTTCATGGTATTCTCACTAATACCCATAAAGCGATTAACCTCAGCACCGACATCGACATAGTCCTTCTTGTCAACGGAGTCCTTTAAAATATCGGCGGTGGCATTAATACGGTTAGCCTTGACTTCAGCGCCATCCTTAAGAAGAGTACGAACATAAGATTCATTACGATTCATGCGCTTACCGATAGCGACATTGGACATACCCTTTTCCTTTAATTTCTGGGCCATTGCAATATCGGCACGCTTGGATTCATTAGCGGCGATGCTAAGTCTCTTACGAAACTCTGTGGTGCTAATACCTTCCATACGAGCGATTTCGGTATCACCTTTGCCCTGGGCACGCCAGTAGTCGACCCTTGAAACGAAGTTCTTACTTCTCTGAGGCTTCTTACCAGATCCCCACGGATAGCGGCCTGAATGTCTGGGTGTGCCATAATGCATTAAAAAGTCTTCCTTGAATTCGTCAGACATCGGTATCACTCCTCTTCTTTCCTCATTTGCAGTAATTCGTTAAAGTGTCGCATCTTATTCATAATTCCTTTAACATCTTCTGGATCTGGTATTTCAATCCGGACGTCTTTGTTCTGATAGATGCGCAATTCCATGTTTATGTCTTTTGGTCGTACGTCATACTCGCTACAAAAGATGGCTGCATAAATATAAAGCTGATCGAATTTTGCTTCGTGAGTCCCTGTCTTAAGATCGTGTATTCTAAGCATGTCATCACGGAAGCAGATAGCATCAGCAGTGCCATAGCAAAAATCGCTGAAATATAAAACGACTTCAGGACTCATCTTAAATCCAATAGCGTCGTTGATATACATGTTCAGCGTGTCTTTTGTTCTGGGCTGCTTTCGTCCGAGTGTGATAGCTTCTGCAGCAAATGCATGGAGTCGAGTACCCATAGCAGCCGCTTGTGCGTTTTCATAAATCTCGAGCAGTCGTTCGTCATCATAGTTTAGCCAGGAATATTTACTCGCACTCAGGAAGGCGTGCATCCCGACTAGCCTTGAATGATTGTTCCATTTCATCTAATACTTCCTCCATGTTCTCTGGATAGACAAAAGAAGAAAAGGACATCTTATTCATCGCATCTACATAGTAGTCCTGATTCGGCCGATGTGATTCTTTAGCAGAACGCTTGCATTCGAGTGTAGCCCATCTGTCTTTGTAAAATATTGTTAGATCGGGAATACCTTGAATGCATGTAGGATCGTTCTTAATCACAATACAACCAGGAAAGCGATTTGAAAGAGTGTCCTTTAATTTCTTTTGGAAATCAGATTCTTTAGCCATTTGGCTCAGCTCCTTGTGTCGTCTGAATTTTGCAAAGCCGTGGAGGGCCTTGTTTATTTTCCTATCATTAAGGGAGCTGTAAACTAGACGTCAACATATTGCCCCTGTAATGTTAGACCTTGCAAAATATAAAAGGCATACGCCATGGTTCTTGTTCTTCTAAAAACGCAAAGCCGTGGCGTAAGTTGTCTATTTCTATCATTAAGGGAGCTGTAAACTAGACGTCAACATATTGCACTTATCTATATCCGCGACCTTTCCTTTGGCGACAGTGTAGAGGGTTCTTAGGCACTGGGGTACCATCTACCCATTCAAACGTATAGCCTTTATGTGAATGCCGTTCTCCACACATGCATTTAAATATAGCACTGCGATCGCCATTTATTCGGTTAGCAACAGCCTCAAATGTTGGATAGACTTCGTCTAGTTCGATTATCCTAACCATAGGATGATTCGGCGGTCTCCCAACTCGATCATATTTCTTTTTTCGCGGCATTAGTTGGTCTCCTCAGAGCAGGCTCCTATCAAAAGCTCTAAGCTCATTCGGTATGTCTCGAGCATATCAGTTGAGTAATATGCTCTAACAGTACCGTCAGTTTCCTGTCTGGTGATACAATCCTCCTTGCTATCCATAAGCTTAGTGATAAGATCATGGCATTCCTTGAATGCGTCGGCTCTACCAGCCATATACATTTTTCCTGTATGCATAAATATAAAACCTCCTATTACCATTTGAGAAAAGCTTTCTCATTAAAAGTCTTCTTACGATGTATTGCCATTTCGATGGCTCGGTCTATTGACGAGTTGGTCCGCATATGATAATAATGCAAAACCTTGAATGGTGTGTTCGCACGATCAATCCGTCCTCTAGCTTGTTCCATGGTCTTGTAGGAATAAGTTTGAGAATAGAAGATCATAGTGTCTGTTGTGATACAATTCCAGCCTTCAGCACCAGCATTGTATTGTACTAAGTACGCCCAGTGATCTTCATTTGGTACTGGCTCATGCTTGTGACCGTTCCATTCAGCATATAAAAGTCCTATATCGTCGCACGCTTTTCTAAGCAACTCCAGCTCAACGTTAAAATTGTAGAATACTACGGCCTTAGCGTGTTCTCGCATAAGACTTTTAAACTTCATGATCTTGTCAGGATCTGTATTGACTAATTTACGTAGTGCTATGCACACCTCATTAGCATCCTTGAACGGTTCGTTGGTATCGGGATTCCATCGGTCTTTCATGATGATCTTGTATTTGTCTTTATCATACAAACTAACAACGGTTTCCTTTAAACATACCGTATCGCGTTTAAAGTCCATCTCAACCAGGATCTGTCGTCTCAGTCGTTCTAGCCGTTGCTCTTCTACATACCGTTCGATCTTGGGGTATTTAGAAAACCTTGAATACACGGCGTGTCGACTAACAAACTCGGTTTTGTTTTTATAGAAGCCGTTAGCTATGAACACTGGTATGTAATCAGACCAGTTGTCGCCAGGTGTAGCAGATAACAAAATCCATTTATTATTCTTTGTGATTTTTATGAACGACTTGGTCCACATACCATAGCCTACCACGCGCTGTTCATCAAATATAAAAAACGCGTTATCGACATTCACATACTTCTTGATGTTATTCCAAGAGTCCACATGAATCTCGACATTGTCAAACTTATACCCAAACAAACCAAAAGGTATAGCTTCTTGCTCCCAGTCACACGTATCCCGTTTTCGAGCAGTGGTGATAATGTACAGTTTAACAGGCTCCTTTAATTCTCGCATGTCAACATTGTACTCGTATACGTATTGACCATTTTTAACGTTAACATCTATACGCCCTAGTCCAACCACATTCTTAGTGAAATATAAAAGCGCTGTACGTGACTTACCAGAGCCAACACCGCCAACTAAGATACAGCCATTATGCATTTTATCAACAGCCAAATACTGATGTCGATACAACGGTACTTTGAATTCTCCCACTTCCATACTATTTCACCTCCTATCAAAGCAAAAAAGAAAGAGAGCTGACCAGTTATTATGTCAGCCCTGTTTCTTTTTGATTCGGCATAATGCTCAATCTTTCATAAGCATTATGATCAAGACTATAGGCACTAATGTTTCAATTATTTCTTCTACTATCTTTAGTGCCTTTATCTTGTATTCTCTTTCGTTCATGAGCCTATCACCTCCTCTCATAAAGGGAGATGACCAGTTTGCGAACCCCTTTAACAGAATATAAAAGGATTAGAACGGCTCAGTTTCATCGACCAGATCCATGTCAGCATACTTCTCTTCGAATCGGTCCTGAACGATAGTAAACCACGCCTTCTTCAGATATGCCTTGATGCCGCTGCGGCCATTCATCTCCCACTGATACGGAGAAATGATAATATCAGCACACTCGATTTCAGCATAGTCAAGAAGACCTATAGAGTCCTCATCAAGCTTTGTGCTCTTCTTACCGCTAATCATGCGGACCGTCGGCGGAACATGATCAAACTTAACCTCAACATTGAGATACGGCTGCGGATCGTCACCTTCTTCAAGCGGCTTGAGATACTTAACGTTCCAGCCCTCTTCCTCCAGACTAACTGCCTGCTCATGAGACAGAAGTACCGCGAAGGTTCTCTTACCAGTAGTATTATACCGGTCGCACTCACCTCTGAAGTTTCTGAACTTGATTACTGCGTTCTCGATCTGAATATTGTTTACCTTAGCCATAATATAGGCCCTCCTTAAAATATAAAAATTTATTTATAACTGCTCAATTAGAACAGTTATTGATAGAAAAAAAAAGAAAGAATAGTATAGACGGAATTGAACCGCCAATCTTCCGCGGGTAAGCGGACGTGTTCA